CACCAGCAACACCAGCAACACCAGCAACACCAGCAACGCCAGCAACGCCAGCAACACCAGCGCCACCAGCAAATACGTGGTGGAGGCGGTGGTTCAGGCGGAGGCGTAACATTGCCGCTGGTGGCGGATCCTCAATACCCTCGCGTGTATCAGAAGTTGAAAGTAAATTCTACAGTCTTATAATCGGTGTTTAAAGAGACGAGCCGCACGACGCAAATGTTTCGCAAGCAAATTTTTTATCTATAGCTACTAATAGAGAAACAATTCTCTAAGTAAACTATATGAAAGCCGAAGATGCGATCGATTTATTCAATATTCTTTCTGTTCTATTTTCTATTTTATTAATGGTAGGGTTATTGCAAAAACAAGTGGTTGTCTTTCAAACCATTAGTTTTGTAGTAAAAATTATCGTAGGTTGTGTATTACTTTACAGGTTTAATGATTATTATCCAGCGAAACAATTTACTATTTTTGATCGTAAAGTATGCTTTTTAGCAGGATGGTATATTATTTTATTTACCGTAGGAGATATTATTTCTAGTTACATTGAAAAAATAAAAAAAATTATTTTTTAAGTTGAAACTTTGCAAACATCAATGAACTTTTAGAAAGTATTTTTTCTATGATTTTTTTATCTTTTATTAAATCTGTGCAAGGGATTGTTTCACAACATAACGAAATCGCATAATAAATCATAAATCTTCTTTTTTCTTTTAAAGAAGGACTATACGCTACTGAAAATAAAGAAACGATTGCTTGTACTACTTTTTCGTTCAATGGATCTTTAGCGTATCCTTGTATAGTTTCCCAAACTAACCAAATCGGATCTATTTTTTTTTCTCGTACAATCATGATTTTGTGTTTCTGGATTAACAAAAACATCCATTCTACCCAAAAGCATGCTCCCGCCGAATCTTTCACCGAAAGCATATAGGAAAACTCATTTAACGGAATGAATAATTCTACGGGGTCATTTGGTTGAAATGCTTTGTTAAACTCAATCGTTGGTGCTTTCAATCGACTCTTCGGTAAGTCTTCGGTAACTTTTACGATTTCATATCCATGGCTACGTACAGATGTACATAAAACTCCTACAACTTCTAAAAATAATTTACGGATTTCTTCATTGTTTCGCAAAGAAAGTTCATCCACATTCGCTTCTTTTTTAAATTGTTGATATCGCATATCTAAATACAAAGGTACCTTAGGGTTACGTATATATTTAAAGGAGAACAAAAAAAACAAATCCCATAAATCTAACAATAACCCGCTACATAAAAGTTCAATCGACCAATGACAAGCTGCCTCTACCTGACCTTTCATCATACAATTGAACCATTCCTTTTTTACATCTGTGCGTTTGTATTTAGAAAAGGTAGTTACTTTGAATTGATCTATGGTTCTTGCATCTTCAATCCGTTCCATACCACTAATTTGTTTTCATCTTTAAATATATGTTGGCTATTTTACTATCTATTTTATGTATTTTAGCTTTTTTACATTTATTTTCAAAACGTACAGAAAGCTTTACATGTTCCTATGCAAAAGCATTTGATGCACAACATGTAGAGCTTTATGATCTATTGTTGTATGACACTGTCAAACAAGATCAAGAAATGAAGTTTTTAGATCCTATCTTAGATACAAGTAGTTCGGTGTTGGATGTAGGGTGTGGAACAGGACACCATGTGCATGAGTTACAAAAACAAGGTATTCAAGCTATGGGAATCGATACCTCTCAAGCGATGATACATGCCTCTAAAAAATATCCCTATGACTTTTTACTAGGAGATGCTCAAAATACCTCTCTTTTTTCAGCCGATACGTTTACTCATGTTCTATGTATGTATTACACGATTTATTACATGAAAAATAAAAAAACTTTTTTTGAAAATGCACATCTATGGTCTAAATACTTAGTTGTTCATATGGCAGATGAATGGAAATATGGTAGAAAAAGAAAGGGGGGGTCCTCTTCACGTGTGTACGATAAATACCATGAGTTTTTTACCACAAAAGGACAACGAAAACGAATTGAACACAAAATCTATTGGGAATCCATTTCCTCCTTAATAGGAATGGCGAAACACGCAGGATTTATCGTTCATTCGATCTATGCTTATCCGATGCCTTATCATGGGGAATACCTGTATGTGTTTGAAAAAATATAAGATGATACTATGAAAAGTAAAAGATTGAGAAAACAAATAAAAAAAAATAAAAAAACAAAAAAAGGGGGATGGTTTTATGGACTTAATTCTAGCAAGTGTGGAGTTATGAATCCTAATAAAACTTATTCCGATAATCGTAGGAACTGTTTAAGGAATAAAGATAAATGGAATGGTGACGGTGTAAGATTAGGTATATACCCTATAACGTGCGATAGACATCAAGTAGAAGATACAAATTTCCCTGGTGATGTTGAATGCGGATTAAATTTAATAAAGAAAAGAGTCGACGTCAAAACAATTTTTAAACAAAGAGAGTTTAGTCCAAGCAAAAAAGACGACTTCATTGATGCCAAATTAGATCTTATGTCAGTTACTCCAAAATATCTAGTTAAACCAAATCTTATGTCAGTTACTTCAGAATATCCAATCAAACAAGATGATAACTCAAAACTTATGTCAGTTACTTCAGAATATCCAGACAACGAAAAATAATTTTATAATTGATACCGCAATAGTCCGCTGGTTTCAATGTAGAAATGGTTTCAATAATAGGAGCCTTGATTCCTAATAAAAACATATGCTCTATATATTCATTCATCACTTCCTTTTTATCTACCTGAAGAATATTGGTGATACAAGTAGTAAGTGTATCTACTACTTGTTGACAATGATTCATCAAACCACAATGTAATAAAAATAAAGTAAATGCCCGGCGTTCGTCATTTTCCTTTTTCCATAGACAATACGCATCATAATCTTCCGGAGAACAAGATTCAATGGTAGCAAACGATGCCAAATAGAGTTGAAATTGTTTTTCCAAAACGTTGCGAAAACATGACCATCGTTTTTCTAAATGAAGAAAAACATATGCATACGTCTTAGAAAAAAAAACTTGTTTACACAATGCTTTAAACAAGGTAGGTGCAAACGCTTCTACATCTTCTTTTTCTAAAATAGAGCAAAGGAGATCACATTTTTCTTTTTTATTTTCTTCTGTGATCTTATTTACTTCACGAATAGTATCTTGAACAGAAGCTTTTTGCGGAATAATAGTAAAGGGTATTTCTGCACCAACTTGCCTGCACAAAGCCTGTATTTTTTGTTTGACTTCAATTGGTAAACTACATGATTTCATTTTATTTATTTCCGATAAAGAGTACATATTCTTTTAGTGGACTTTTTATTTAAACCAATTTGAAAAAATGGCAAATACATTGCACAAACGAATACTCATAAAGAAAGAAGCTTAAAACAAACCACCCCAATAACTGTATGAAAGAATGGGACTCGTTTGGATTAGATATGAATCTATTACGCGGTATTTATGGGAATGGATTTGAATATCCAAGTCCAATTCAAGAAAAGGCAATTCCTATTTTGCTCAAAGGCGGTGACGTTATTGCTCAAGCACAATCAGGGACTGGTAAAACCGGCGCCTTTTGTATTTCAGCTTTACAGCGTTGCGAGGGTCCCGGACAACAAGTGTTGATTTTATCTCCTACTCGTGAATTGGCTACACAAACGTATGACGTATGTAAAAAGTTGGCATCTTTTACGACTATCAAAATCCAATTATTGATTGGAGGTACTTCTGTTGACCAAGACATACACGATATGCGTAAAGATCCACAGATTATCATTGGATGTCCTGGTCGGGTATTGGACTTTATCAATAGGCGTATTTTGTCTTCTAGTTTAAAGATGCTTATTTTGGACGAGGCAGATGAAATCCTATCTCAAGGGTTTTTGCCTCAATTACAATCTATTTTTACATCGTTGGCAGTTGATCAAGTTGTATTGTTTAGTGCTACCTTTCCAGATTCATTGAAAGAGGTTACGGTGAAAATTATGAAGTCTCCAGAAGAGATTTTAGTAAAGTCAGAAATGCTTACGTTGGAAGGAATATCTCAATTCTATGTAGAGTTTGAAACTGATCATGATAAGCTAGAGGCACTTCAAGATTTATTTGAATCAATCTCCATGTCTCAATCGATCATTTATTGCAATTCAGTAAAACGTGTTTGTAGTTTGTATCACGCGATGAAGGAAGCAGGGTACCCGGTTTGCTGTATTCATAGTGATATGGAAAAACAAGAACGGTCTCAGTCGTACCAAGATTTTAAGAATGGCAAATATCGTGTCTTAATTTCTTCAAACGTTATGGCGCGTGGTATTGATATTCAGCAAATTAGTATTGTCATTAATTTTGATTTACCACGATGTGTACATACCTATCTCCATCGTATTGGACGATCAGGACGATGGGGACGTAAGGGATTAGGTATTAATTTTATTACCAAATATGATAAAGATATGAAAAAAATAATTGAAGAGCATTATCATACCCAAATGAAGGAACTGCCTCATTCTTTTCAAAATCTCTTGTAATTCTATGAATAAAAAGTATTTTTATATTTCTTTGGTGGTTTCTATTGTGGTTCAAACTATAACTGGAATAATAGATATAGGTGCTTTTTTTACAAAAGTGTCTCCTGACTATTTTTTAATAAAACAATTATTAGCATTAGAATTGATCGTTCAGGCAATTGAAGGAGTGTTTTATTTTTGGTTAGCGTATCATTTTAATAAAATAGCAAATGTTACTCCGAAACGATATTTAGATTGGATGGTCACAACTCCTACCATGTTAATCACTTTAATTTTATATTTAATTTATTTAAATCGGCAAGACAAACCACAATTAGATTTTTTTACACTATTGAAAGAGAATGCTAGTGTGGTTATACCAGTGTTATTATTAAACTGGGCAATGTTATTGTTTGGATATTTAACGGAAATAAACATACTTTCTACACTAGTTGGTGTAGGACTAGGATTCATACCATTTTTGATTTATTATTACATGATTTATGTAAATTACGTAAGTATAGCGAACCATGGTCATTTGTTATTTTGGTATTTTTTCATTTTCTGGGCATTGTACGGTATAATAGCCCTTTTACCCTATTATACAAAAAATCTATGTTATAATATAGTAGATGTGTTTTCAAAGAACTTTTTTGGTATCTTTTTGAGTTTTATAATCTTTTCACAAGCATTTTAAACTTTTTCATTTTGGTAGAATAAGGTTCCAGTGAATGCTTACGTTTTTGGACTTGTGGATGTGGATAAGGTTCATCGGTGTCTAGGTTCAAGTGACCATAATAATACGTGTAAGCATTTTCCCATTGTATCTTTGTTAACTTTGGAAAAATCTCTCTTGGCATAAAACAATGATCTAACATGAAATAGACATATTTTGTGCCAACAATTACGGGATAAGCATAATCATTGCGACCAATCATTGAAAAATAATGCTCTACTTCATCTTCCATGTCAAACTCGTAGATTTCGGTACCAATAAACATGTAACGTTTACCGGATAAATGAAGTAAAATGGAGTTGCCTAAAAAAAATCTGGATTGCGCAGGGGTATGATCGGCGAAGGCGGTTTTTCCTGTACTCTTTCCTATAAAAACTTGTGAGGGCGTTACTGTTTTTACTAGTTTTGTATACTCTGGTTCTTCTTCTCCTGTATTTTGATAAATCGAAACCGTAGAATCTATCACGACTCGAAACGGTCTACCACCATTATCATGAACATCATATTTCATTAATATATTCCTTTATTATATGACAGAATCACTTACACCGGAAAGAGAAGCATTTATTGATTATTTTCAATCCGTAATAGATACAATAGAAAAAAATCCTAGCATTGATTTGTTGGAATTAGAGCCAGAGACAAAACTAAGAGGACAAAAAGCAGAAGTAGCGCGTCTTCAAAAAGAAGGGGAATTATATGGTGTTAAAGGTATTCGATCAAAGATAAAAGGATATGTAACTAGAAACAATCAATATACCATATTTCCTTTTGTTATCGATCAGCGTGATGAACCAACCTGTGCTTATGTAACTCTTTCGAAAGTATTAGTATTCAATCTAATGGGAATTATGATGGATATTGATCTATCCCCTTCTGAAAAAACGAAATTACATAGACATATGAAGGGTTTTCCGGTAACATCGAATACGAATAATGCTTCTAGATTTTTAAAACCTTATGCAAATTGTTCTGTCAAAGGATATGTATTAATTTTATTTTTTTTCTATTTTTTTGATTGGATTAAAAAAAATGAAATGAGACCATTTTTATTAAAATCAAAACCTAAACCAGTGGAGGTATCGAATCTAAATGGACAAGGTGACTATAAACTAAAACTAAAAAAATTATATACTTTCTTACACTTAAAAATAAAACGATTAGGAGGGACTACTTTTTCTGGCAGTGAATGGATACAAACAATCACAACTCTTTTAGAATTACACGCCAAACAATTAGAATGGAAAAGAACATCTTTGTGCACGCTAAAGAATGAGCTTTTTAGTAAAGATTCCCCAACATTATCAAAAAGCGAGTTTAATCGATTTTGTAATGAGGTTATTTTGCCTATTACGAATCAAGGTATTAAATTAACCCTTACTTTATATAGTGAAGAAGAAGGACTACATGATGTAATGTTAGTCGGTGTGGAAAATGATGCTTTATTAATTAGTAATTCATGGGGGCATTCGATTGATGTTACCCCTATTGAATTATTACCAAAAGTAACCCTTAAACATGCTCGGACGGAGTGGGTTATTCTTCAATTCACCTTTTTATTACCTATAGAAGGCGATAGGTTAAAGGATCTTAAACCACAATATAATTTACATGACTATGAAACGTTTGAATCTATCATGAAAACATATAAAGTTCCTACTTTTTCGAAAGTAGATCCTACCAAATTAGGATTAAAACCAAGTGGAGGAACCAGAAAACGCCATTTTAATAAGTCAAAACGACAAACTAGAAAATAATTCTCCATACTATGAAGGTATTGATCGTAGGGAAAGGATGGATTGCTAATCAATTCTTAAAAATCATAGATGTACCACATCAAGTATCACAGGTCCGGGCAAATGAAGTATCCTTTCAACAAGAGGTCGAGAAGTATCAACCAACCCATGTTATTTCTTTTATTGGGAGAACACATGGAAACGGAATCTCTACGATTGATTATCTAGAAGATCATTTAGTTGAAAATATAAGAGATAATTTATTTGCTCCTTTATGGATGGCAGAGGTATGTAAACAAAAGAATATTCATTTTTCTTATTTAGGAACCGGGTGTATTTTTAAATATGATGGGGACCAATTGTTCAAAGAGGACTCGGATCCCAACTTTTTCGGATCTTCTTATTCCATTGTCAAGGGGTTTACCGATCAATGGATGAGACGCCAAGACGTGCTAAATCTTAGAATCCGTATGCCTATTACCGAATCAAGTCACCCTCGAAACTTTATCACGAAAATTACGACCTATGACAAAATATGCTCCATGCCCAATTCCATGTCCGTGTTACCTGAACTGTTACCGTATGTTTTGGATATGATGAAGAAAAATAAGGTAGGCACTATAAATCTAACGAATCCAGGCGTCATTTCTCATAATGAAATTTTACAAATGTACAAGGATATAGTAGATCCTCTTTTTACATGGAAAAACTTTTCTCAAGAAGAACAAAGGGCAATTCTAGCTTCGGACCGCTCGAACAATCATCTAGACACGTCTATATTAGAAAGCTTGTATCCCGTGAAACCAATACAAGAAGCTATACGCGATTGTTTAGTGAAATATAAAGAAAGCGTTACTCACTATCGGTTGTTAATTACGGGGGGGTGCGGGTTTATTGGTTCTAATTTTATTAATTATTATGCGAATCGTCCTTCAGTACAAGTATTGGTTAATTTAGATGCCATGTATTACTGTGCAAACGAAAAAAATATAAAAGAAGAGATTCGACAATCGTCTAACTATGTCTTTGTCAAGGGTAACATTTTACAGCACGATTTAGTATCTCATATTTTAGAGCATTATCAAATCACTCATGTTATTCATTTTGCTGCCCAATCACATGTACAAAACTCATTTGAAGATTCAATCAAGTTTACCCATGACAATGTACTAGGTACGCATACGTTATTAGAGTGTTGTCGTAAATATGGAAAGATCAAAAAGTTTATTCATGTATCAACCGACGAGGTCTATGGCGAATCCATGTTAGATGTACACGAAAGGCACAAAACAGAGCATACTATTTTATGTCCTACGAATCCTTATGCGGCGACAAAAGCCGCGGCAGAACTTATTGCTCAGTCGTATAATCATTCTTATAAAATGCCGATTATTATTACTCGTGGGAACAATGTGTATGGTCCCAATCAATATCCTGAAAAAATTATTCCTTTGTTTATTCAACAATTGAAAACAGGACAAAAGGTAACTATTCAAGGTGACGGTACGTCTGTTCGAGCTTTTTTACACGCGGTCGACACGGCACGTGCGTTTGAATGTATCTTAGAAAAGGGGGTATTAGGAGAGATCTATAATATCGGATGTGATGAAAACATGGAATATTCAGTATTGGACGTAGCAAAGATATTGATCGAATTAATTCATGGTACCACAGACTATGAAAAGTGGATCGAGTTTGTAGAAGATCGCCCTTATAACGATAAACGCTATTATATCAGCAATGAAAAATTAAAAGAACTGGGATGGACGATTCAGACACAATTTAAAGATGGATTGAAAGAATTAATCAATACCATTTAAAAAGTAATAGGTTGTCTTATACATGAATGTATTGACCTTGAAAACGGTTCAAATATCCCCATTTCGCACATTGATGACCGCGTTAAAAGACATTTTGGTAGAATCCAATATTACTTTTCAGCCAGATGGAATGAGAATTGTCAACATGGATAAGTCTCATACCATTTTAGTTCATTTGTTTCTAAGAGCCGAAAACTTTGAATTGTATGAATGTAAAAAAGAAAAAATTGTGATCGGGGTCAATATGTTTCATTTGTTTAAATTAATCAATACAATTGATAACGATGATACTTTGACTATGTATATTGAACAGTCGGATTATAACGATGGTATTGTGACGCATCTTTGTTTACGATTTGAAAATGGCGATATCAAGCAATGTAAAATACAAAAGTTAAAGTTAATTGAGCCGGATACAGAAGAGTTAGAAGTGCCAACGGTATCTTTTTCTTCGGTGATTAATCTACCGTCTGCGGATTTTCAGAAAATCGTGCGAGACTTACTTTGTATTTCCGAGAAGATTGAGATCAAGTCGGTGGCGAACGAACTAATTTTTAAATGTAAGGGTCCTTTTGCGGTAGCTGAAGTGCGTAGAGCAGAGTCGGATGGTAGTATGGAGTTTATTAAACAAGATCATAAGAAGATTATTCAAGGCAATTTTAGTTTGAAAAATCTAGGCTATTTTATTAAGTGTACCAATTTATGCAATCAGATTGAAATGTTTCTAGAAAATGATTTGCCTTTGGTAGTAAAGTATTCGGTTGCTTCGTTAGGCGACATCAAACTTTGTTTAGCACCATTACCTGATTCTTAACGCCGTCTGGTGCGTTTACGCCTACTTTTTCTGCGTCTGCCACCGGCTGGAGGGGCATTGTATAATTTGTTTGGTTCTTGAGAAAGACTATCCAAGGAATTAGAGATTCCAGTTGTTGCTTGGGTAAGCTGATTTACCCCGTCGTTTTTTAACTCCGTTGCTTTTGCTTTTGTTTGTTCCGTTAACTCTGTTGCTTTTGCTGTTAGACCATTCCAAAAATCCATCAAACTAGCACCACCTCTTTTCCTATATCTTCGTGTTCGCATACTATAGACAAAGATTTAATGTTTTTTGAAAATACATCCATTTGATTTAAGTGTAACAATTTTAGAAGCATCTTGAAACTGACAATGTGTCATCCATACTTTCAAAATACAAAAGTTTTTCTTAGGAGAGATAGAGATACCGGTTATATTTTTTTGAAATATCGAATCTTTACTCGTAACATTTCCTACTAAACTATACGCCATATCTCTCCACGATTCTTGTATCATATGGGTAATTTTATAAGAAAAACATCCTCCTTGTTTATTGAGAGGATCTTCCCAGGTAGGGTGTATATTCTCTTTCATTAAAAAGAACATACAATTCATTAATAATGTCTCGGGTAACGTATGGATAAGTGCTATTAGCTCTTCTACATACGTAATCGTCATGATAGATACATAACTTTGTATCGACCAATCAATATCCTGTGTTAAATGAGCCCATAAAACCCATTTTTGAGAAAGAGCATGCATATGATTTTACGAGAACATTATTTTATATCATTTTTTAATTCATTGTTTACTTTTAAATAAGTACCACTATAAAGCGTGACATTTCTATCTAACAAAGCAATTGTTCCTTCTCCATAGGAAACCCCTAAATATTTACAAAGCCATTTCATAAATACCTCGTTCCATTCATTCCCTTGAATTAAAAAAGAATGGGGTGATAATAAATAGGTCTTGTCATGTATGGTAAACGATAAGCCAATTACATCATATGGATGAACTATTTTATAACTTTCTCCTGGATTAATAAAATGGTATTGTAATCCTTTTGGAGATCGATGAATATGTAAAATGGTATCAAAGTTCACATCATCTTCCATGTTTCGCTGATCGCCTTCTGGTGTAATCTTATAGTATTGATCCGTATACCACCAATTTTTGATACATTGCATACCAATAAAGTCCATGTTTATTTAAGTATTTTACGAGTCTTACGAATTTCCTTTTCAGCGAATTGTGTAAAACTACGAAATGTTTGTTTCGGTTTATAAAAGGGTTCTGACGAAAAATACTGTAGATTACAATACGATTGTATCACTTTTGCCATTTCTATTTCAAACGATGCTACATTTTGAATCGAATATTCCTTTACGAGTTGTTTTAAAATGCTTTCATAGGTTGGATCTTGGCGTATGTTTAAGAATAACGCAATACATTGAGGCTTTCGATAAATCCATTTTCTAGTACGTCCTTGAATACATCGATGCATAGCTCGTTCAAACACCTTTTCCTTTTTTATACCAAAGGCTTTTATTAATGTATCCATACTAAGAAAACAATATTTTATCTAACGTGGTTTTAACATCGAACAGACGATGAAGTAAAATGCCTAACACAAATAATCCAACTAAACATTTCCAAAAGGTATATCCGGTTATCCGATGATATACATACGCACCTAGTATGGTCATAAGTATATCACCAATCGCAACCCCCATGACATGCGTATGTATTCCTTGACCTGGTATACCTAAAGCATTCTGGTACTGTGAAAACATAGTGTATCCTTTTAAAAAATTGAAATGGCATTTTATATTACATCTACAAAACAAACATGGAGGCTCTACTCGCAGAGTTCAAAGCAGTTGTTGCTGCAGCAAAAGCCGAGTTTAGGGCGCATTCCAAGGAAGAAAGGAAAGAGTTGCGTTCTCTACGTAAACAAACCAATGCTTACGTAGAAAAAGTAACACGGGAATGGCGTGTTGAGAAAGAAGAAGAGCGACAAAAAGAGAAACAGGTCATTCGTAATGCACTAATAGAGTTGGCGGGTCGACACCCTCAAACATTTTCCAACTAGAGCTAAATACCATAGTAAACTATTAAGTTGGGGATCGATTCGTTAACGGCGCGTTGTATTCATCGTTATATCGTATAAAGTTCATCTTTATGCCTATTATTTTACACAGAAACCATAAGGTATTGTATTGATTATAGATATGTAAAAAGTGTCCAGAATCGCCAATGACTAAAAAATGTTTCGATGGAATATGTTTTACCCAGTAAGATTTCTTTTTGTACGCAATTCCGTTGGTTGTTGTGAGTAGATATGTTTTATTGGCATACTTTTGAATACTTGCATCTATATTCCAGTAGTCTCCTCCATAGCCAAGTATACTTAAATCTAATGGATTCGCATTCATACAATCACTTATGTATCGATACATTCCGGTGTTTTTTTCCTGGGGAGTATATAAACCATCTGTATTGTCTGAAATATAGGTATTCCATTCAAGATATCTATTGTTATTTATCGTTAAGGGTTGTTTAAATAACTGAATAAACTTTTTAAAAGATAAAGAATCTTTTATGAGTTGGTTCTTTGTTAATGCTTTTCCGGCAGGATCTAGTAAAATAATTTTATGTATGTTTATTGTTAGTTTTTTTAAACAAGCAAATAACACATTGTATCCAAACGAATGAGAAATGCAGACAATCGGGATGTCTGGATGGTTACGTGAAATATCCTGTATATCCTTCCTCATTTGAGTTAACAATTGTTTCGTTAAATCTATTATATAGCTACGAAAAGAGTTGTCAGGAATAGCAGTTGGATCAAATCCTCCATAATTCGTAATAGAAACTGTAAATGTTTTAAATAATAAGGTAGATGATAATAAAGAGTCACTTACATATTTTGTTTGTTCATCGCTTCCACCCCAACTATTGAAATACAAATAAATGTACATACTTTATAAAAAGAATTAAACGCGACCTTCTATCCATAGATATGGATAAGTTTACTGATTATATTACTTATGAAGAAGAGTTTCGTCCCGAAATACAAGCCTTGAACTTTCCAACTCTGTCTCACTTCAAACCCTTAATTTTATATGGACCAGCAGGGGTAGGTAAATATACCCAAATGCTTCAAATCATCAAGCCTTATAGTCCAAGTCAATTAAAAGTAGAAAAGAGACTTACGATCAATACTTCTACTAGATTTTATATTAAAATGAGCGATATTCACTATGAGGTCGACATGGATTTATTAGTGTGTAATGCCAAAGTATTATGGGATGATATTTTCCAACATGTGCATGAAATCATTCAAAATAAATACACCGAAAAACAAGGGATTATCGTATGTAAAAACTTTCACAAAATCAATCGCGAACTGCTAGATATTTTTTATAGTTATATGCAATCATCGATTCATTTCATATTACTAACGGAATCGATATCCTTTTTACCCGATACCATTCTATCCAAATGTAAAGTATTATCAGTGCCAAGAACAAGAGCCTTTACCACCAACTTAAAGTCTATGAAAGAAACTCCAAAGCCCTTTCAAACCATCTTGTCCCATTTACAATCTACCGATATGAGTCAAATACGGGAAGACCTTTACTCTATTTTAATTTTTGATATGGGTGTAGAAGAGTTTGTATATACGTTACTAACTTTGCCAGCAAATGATCGACAACGAAAAGAGATGATCAAAGAATGTATTACTTTTTTACAATATTATAATAACAATTATCGTCCAATTTATCATTTGGAGTGTTTCTTTTATTCGATCCAATTGATTCTACAAACTTAAACCCAATTTTATAAAGATGCCTATGAATCATTTTTTATTACCTAGAGTTATTTCGAATCACATCGCTGAAGAAAAAACGGAACCTATTACCAATTCGTTACATGATTTTATGAGACCATGGAAAACAAAGACTTCGTATTCGATCGAATTAGAATCTTTGTTAAAAGACTATGCAATTTCCTATGAACGAATATTAAGATCAGAGGAACCTTGCGGACTTTATGATGTCATTTTGGATACAAACCAAAATCTTTCTTTACTACAATTCCAAAAAGAATGCGGTAGTTATATTGCAATGGTTCAAGACACATCCTCGCCTGAAATGATTCAATACATGTACAAGATATGTTCTTGCTATAAAAAAGTATATTTGTCAAAGCCAGATACGGATTGTCCAACTTCCTCTACTAAATATATTATTGCTCTCCATTATATGAATCCTCCACAATCAGACAATTTAAAAATACCTTATTATTTTCGCATGAAATTAGATGATATGAACTCTATGTTTGGACAAACACAATTAGAACATTTACGTTTTCAAGATAAACTTTAGGAAATTATCTATTTCTAATATATGGACTTTAAGCTTGTCGGTGCTTTAATCAACGCAATTCTCTTTTTGTTAATGGCATCGAATCCTGCTTTCAACTTAGTGAGGGATGCTGGTGTCAAAGATAAAGAAATGTCGTTAGTGGTTCGCTCTGCTTTAGTCGGCGTTCTTGCTTACCTAAGTTTTTCCGTCCTTTTATAATATGTACGTCTATTTATTGCAATCCGACAAGAAAACCTATATAGGTGCCACTACTGATGTAAAACGTCGATTACGTCAACATAATCGTGAATTAAAAGGGGGTGCAAAATATACAAGTCAAGGAAACTGGACTTGTGTAGGATATGTGTCTGGGTTTCCTACCTGGAAAGAAGCTCTAAAGTTTGAATGGAAATGGAAGCAGCTTTCTAGAAGTGTTCCTTCTGCTTATTCCTTACAACGACGTTTAGAAGCGTTGAATCTATTGATTGCATCCGGTAAATCAACCACTACTTCTATGCCTTTTGGAGAATGGTTACAAGTTCATGAAGTGTGATTTTTATACTTCTTTAGTATATGAGTACGCCAGAAACCATACCAGAAAGTTCATTCGTCAAGTTTTTATTTATTTTAGGAGTTTTTATTGCATGTGTCATTGTGATCCAGGTGTTTATCAAACTGGTTCCTATGTTATTTTCTACGAATAGCCCTTATTTAATCAAAGGATTGATTTCTGGGAATACGCCAATTGTGATCTCTCAAGATCCAAACACCCAAGGGTCGGTTCCATTGACTCGTTCTGATAATAAAGAAGGCATTGAGTTTTCGTGGTCGGTTTGGTTGAATATAACCGACGTAGAATCATCGTCAAATCAATACAAACATATTTTTAACAAAGGCGAGCAAAACATTGATGTAGATAGCGGGATCAATTCGCCTAATAATGCTCCAGGTCTCTATCTTTCACCCAACACGAATGAAATTGTCGTCATTATGAATACGTTCCATGTAATCAATGAAGAAATCAAAATACCTAATTTTCCGATGAATAAATGGGTACATGTTATTATTCGGGTAATGAATAATGCATTAGATGTATACGTCAATGGTGCGTTAGCCAAACGTCATATCTTGTCCAGTGTACCGAAACAAAACTATGGCGATGTCTATGTGGCGTCCAATGGAGGATTTTCAGGAAATCTATCCAATTTGCGTTATTTTAATTATGCGTTACAACCTGGAGATATTATAGGAATCACGAATGGAGGTCCTAACTTAACCGTAAGTAAATTAAGCTCGACTACGGGAAGTTCCGCAAAGCCTCCCTATTTATCATTTCAATGGTATATAAATTAAAATCTTACAATAGTGTATGTCCATTGTCATAGGTTCTTTTGCTATTTTGAAAGATGTTGCTGTGTTAGCTGGGTCTACCATTACGTCCAATGCTACTACTACTGTTACAGGAGGTAGTGTTGGGTTATATCCAGGAACATCGATTACGGGTCCAATTACGGCGAATACTATACTTAGTCCAGCCAATGCTCAAACCGCAAAGACAGAATTGAATACGTTTAATAATAATATAACTGCATTCGTCGCGGCGTTACCTAGCGTTCCTTTGACTACCTATACTAACGAGACGTTAGTATTAAATCCGGACACCAATTACACTGGAACTGGAATTACATTTGTCGGAACCACCGTCGAGTTTAACGGCACAAGTAATGACCGATTTTTTGTTACATCTACCTCTTCTCTTTCCTTCAGCGGCGTGACTTTTGTGTTAAATAGTGTTCTTCCTGAAAAGATCCATATGAGAGCACAGACCGGCAGCATTACATTTACTACAATGCTTAGTGATATACCAGGTATTCATATAGCGGATCAAAGTATTTCAGTAGGCACTAGTTCTACGTTTAGTGGGCGTTTATTTGCTAAAACTGGCGCGGTTACGTTTGATGGAGAAATGGATATAGTATCGAACGGTGCTGTCGTTTGTTACGCCAAAGGGACATTGATTTTAACCGATAATGGGTATGTTCCTATTGAAAAAATAAAAACTGGGGATCAAGTCGTAACCAATGGAAAAATATATGAGGATACTTATATCAAAGGGGTGAATACGTTAGAACCGGTAGTATGGATCAGTAGCTTTAAACGCAAGAACTTGAACGCAAAATCGAAGCCAATTTGTATTCAAAAGAATGCGTTTGGATCTACACCTTTTCAAGATTTATATGTTTCCCCACAACACCGATTAATCCGACATGGTAAAATGATCAAAGCAAAAAAGTTGGTTAACGGCACTACTATTCGTCAGCCCGATCGAGAGGAAATAGTATACTATCATTTAGAATGCGAAGATCATTGTGCAATTGTGGCGAATGGCGTTTTAGCAGAATCTTATGTAGAAGTAAACAATCGCCACATATTTGAAACTAACGAACCCCGTATTTTAATAAAATAAACTTTAGCAGTTATAAAATAAATATATAAAGTATGTCAATCGATACTTACACCAATTTAAAAGAGTTTTCATTGTTAGCTAAAGCTGGAATAACAGCGGCAAGTACTACAACTATCAATGGATTATATGGATCATTTCCTATAGCAGTTACGTTAACAAATGTTAGTCCGCCTGGAAACTTGGCGCCAACCCCAATGATTCAAGATGCACAAGGTGAATTAACTACATTTTTTAATGCTAATACTATTCCCACAACTACATCTTTTCCTTCAGGATCAGTAGTAACTTTATTACCATCATTTGTTTATGAAGTAACTGCTGGTATTAGTAACACATCCATTACTTTCGTTGGAACTAGTAGCAGTAAATTTTATGTTATATCCAGTTCTAATATTACTCTTACTAATTGTACTATTACTACTTCGGGTGGTGTTTTGAGTGATAATATCATTTGGTTAGCAAATACATCTATTACAATGACAACAATAAATATATCGAACGAACCTATTCCTGGTATTTTTGTGGCTGCAACATCAATCACAACTACTAATTCACGTAATTTTTCAGGACGGCTTTTTGCGGGGGCATTAAATCTAACAGGTGCGTTAAGTTTTAATGGTGCAGTACCTACAGCGGTAAATACTGGAGGTATCGTATGTTACGCCAAAGGAACCATGATTTTAACACAACACGGATTTGTACCGATTGAAAAAATCAGTGTAGGGGATCAAGTGGTAACCAAAGGTAAAATAAAACACAATACGATAGAAGAAGTAAAACCAGACTTGAAACCAGTATTATGGATCAGTAGCTTTAATGTAAAGAATCCAACCAAAAAATCCAAGCCTATTTGTATTCAAAAGAATGCATTTGGCACCTCGCCATTTCAAGACTTGTATGTTTCACCTGAACATAGTTTATTGATAGACAACAATCTGATTACTGCAAAACGATTGGTCAATGGAGATACCATTTATCAAGCGGACTGCGAAGATGTCGTTTATTATCATATAGAGTTCGAAGAACATTGCGCCATTTTTGCTAATGGTATATTAGCAGAATCTTATCTAGATGCAGAGAATCGATGTGTCTTTGAACCATCTGTAAGACTGACAAAAGATGAAATAGAAAGGGTAAATATCAAAGACATAAAAATAAAACATTTACGTAAGTGTCTTACCGCATTGAAAAAGCAGTCTACTATACCCTTAAGGTAGTATTTCAATCATTCTTTTTTTAGGAATAGATTTGTTATCAAAAGTAATTCTCATAATTTTTTTTCCTGCAAATGACTCAGTTCCATTATGAATCATATAGTCTAAAGAATCAACGGTAGTTGCAAATCCATCCCCTTTATCGTCATATGTCAGAGAAGCGACTACCATTCCATCTTTTGTTTGTAAAGTAGCCGTTTCATTATATTTTGCAACATTGAATGGTTTTTTTGCTTTGAGTCTATATCCAACAAATGTTATTTGTCCATTCGTATACTGTTTATATCTAGGTCCTGTTAATTTTGTCATGGATATACCAGAATAGTTAGAATCTTTCACATAAGGAATAAAATCGACAGTGTTTACATTCTTTAACGTATAATAGTATTTCATAGTATAACATTAGAAAAAAAAGGAGTTGATGTGCCGAAACATCCAAACGCGTGTTGACTGTACGATTATGAAATGGTAATCGTTCGTGTTTTAGGAGTAGTATTATTATGAAACTCAATGTTCATATTGGTTTTCCCTTTAAATATTCCGGTACCATTATAAATCATGTAGTTTACAAATGGGACGGTAGTGTCAACCTCTGTACCTGGGTCATTATATGTCTTAGAAGCAACGAACATACCTTTGTTTGTTTGTAACGTAACTGTTTCATTATATTTTGCATTAGGAAAAGGGGATTTTGCCTTAAGCCTATATCCAAGAAATGTTATTTGTCCGCCTATGTACTTTTCGTATTTACTATCGGTTAATTTTGTAACTAATTCCTGAATAGTTAGAATCCCCTGTAAAAGGAATGAAATCTACCATAAGATCATCGCCTAATCTATAATAATATTTCATAGTATAACACTAGAAAAAAAAATGAGTTGCTCCCTTTGCCGAAAACCTCTGCCAATTACAAAACATGCTGGAATTGTCTTCCTAAATGCGATTGTGGCAAGACCGTAAAACCGCCGTTCACCACTTGTTTCACTTGTAGTCAAGATCAGAAGAAGGATTTATGCGAAACGTGTAAAGAACCTTTTGACGGGAAAAAGAAATATACGCAGTGCTATAAATGTACACAAGGATCGAAAAAGGATACGTGTGAACAATGACAAGAGGTGCTTATCTATTTTGTAGTAAATAAGTTTGACATCGCAATGGTATTTTAAAAGTTACGATATTCAAACAAAACTTATTATTCTAGTACCATCCTCTAAATATCTTATATTCATTAAAGTTTTTTTGGCAAATTTTCCTAAAGCAGTAGTTATACCAAAAGATTGTCTACTATTGCCTGTCGTAGAACCGGTATTTTTGTCCAAATAAGTAGCAGTTGCCACTACCATTCCGTCTGGTGTTTTTAACGTATATGTTTCATTATAAACATTCTTCCCAGCTTGAGGTGATGGCATTTTAAACCCGACAATAGTAATGGACTCATCTAGATTATGTTTCATGTAGTCTGAAGTTGTTAAATTACGATAGGTTATACCAGAATAAGACGCATCTGTACCATTATTCTTGAATTATAGGCGGCTAAACTCTTTTTTAGGGTCGTTCGTCGTGTAGTAGTATGGCATAGTATAACATTAGAAAAAAATTGATTTAAAAATATACATCTAGTTTCAAAATGAGTTGCTCCCTTTGCCGAAAACCTATCTCTGCCAATTACAAAACATGCTGGAATTGTCTTCCTAAATGCGATTGTGGCAAGACCGTAAAACCGCCGTTCACCACTTGTTTCACTTGTAGTCAAGATCAGAAGAAGGATTTATGTGAAACGTGTAAGGAACCCTTTGACGGGAAGAAGAAATATACGCAGTGCTATAAATGTACAAAAGGATCAAAAAATGATACTTGTACACAATGTCAAAAGAGGTTTGATGGGAAGGGACAATATACGAAATGTTACGCGTGCACTAAGAACGCCTAGATTTACGATTCTTACGTTTACGCTTCGTTCGTTTTCCAGCCCAACTTATCCACGATCCTTGTTTCTTAGCTGCAGCTGCTTCTAAAGCGGTTATTCTTTGATCAAGAGACTTTACGGGTGGTTGTCTCGGATATGTTCCATTTTGACTAGTGAAACCAAATGAGGGCTGTGCATGTTGACTAGAGAGAGGAAAATGATTTTGATCATTGTATGGATAACTCATACTATACGCCTATATTTTCTGAAAAGGCTGGATTTCATTTGCTAAAGCTAACCATTGATCTTCTTTTTCTATATATTCAATACGAGTATCTCTTAAGGTCGTATTGAACTTAATCTTCCATCCTTTTACCATGGCTTCTTGATAGGTAGAGACATGTTTGAATAATTTTTCTAGCGCAGGACTTACATATTTGAAATGAACAAAGAAGATCTTGTACTGTTTCCCCTTCATATTATATTTTAGTCGTTCATCTACCTTGGATACGATCGATTCTTTCAAGTACGTATCAAAGTCTTGTTGTATCTTTTCAGTCGTACAGCTTACAGGAGCAAACCCAATATAAAAGGATTCATTCGACATACGTATCTATCTGAAAATGATTTTATATTCTTAATGGTATGAATGTAAAAACAAAATCCTTGGTCTTTAACTATGAATGTCCTGAAGAGGTCAAAAACACTTTTCACGAATTAAAGCATTGTAAAGAGTTTTCATGGGATGGGCATGTCGTTACCCTATTCTATAAAGACGAGGATACTCAAAAAATCATAGATCTCATAAAACGCGTTATGGATAAAATAAAACCAACTAAGCCCTTGATTGCTGATCTACTATTTACTTCTGCAAGAAAGTTTTATCCACCGAATCGCGTATTTGGACCACCTCATGTTAATACAGGGTATTCCTCCGATAAAATTGTGGTTTATCGCAAAGAAGAATGGTTCAAAGTATTTATTCATGAATATTTTCATTTTTATCATTTAGAAAATGGCTTATTTGATGAATCGTTAAGAAAACCTATTTTGAAACTATTCCCCGTTCAATCCAATGTCAATTTATATGAATCCTATTGTGAAATGTGGGCTAGAACATTAAATTGTCAAATTATTTCCGAGGTGACGTGTGTTCCTTTTTCAACCTTAATGTACCATGAGAAAAAATATGCGGTACATCACATGGTCAATGTTCTTCATCATATGGGACTTACCTATCAAGATTTAAGAAATGGGTGTGAATATCAAGAAAAAACAAACGTGTTGGCATATGTGGTGTTAACGGCTATACTTCTATTCAAAGATTTTATTCCGAAACATAGGTTTCGTCATTACCAATTGTCCTCGGTGAAAAAATACGTAGACTTTTTGAAAAGAAATGTAGAGGACAAAGATATGCTTTTGTTAATTCAAGAAACCATACCTAGAAAAACGACAACCATGTCTTTTTATAATATTGAAAATTATATTTAAACCTATCTATTTCCTTTTTTTATGAATACGTTGGAGGAAAAACGCGAATTATGGGATACGTTAGTAGAAAAAAAAATATTCAAAGATGGTGTTTCGATTGAACTAGCACAAGAATGGTTCGAAACACTTATTACAGAAATAGATCAACGGTCTCTTTCTTTACTAGATAAAAAAAAGGTATTTTTAGAAGAGTATGAAGAACTCATGAACAAAGAGGCTAGAAAACAACGGGAGATTTGGTTTGAAGAACGTTTGAATAAAAAATCCATGAAACCTCCTCCTAGCATGAAAGAATTGAATGAAATAAAACAATTGTTATACAAAATACTAGATAAATTAGATGCATTATAAAAATTGATATTCAATGGAGTGTATACAGTTAAAATGTCGGAAGGATTAAGCCATCGAGCCTTACAGCGTACGGAAGAAGGGCTTCGCCTAAATGATGATAGTCGCTCTTCAGAACAAACTTTACAAGAAGCCATGTCAGAAATGATAAAATATGCGTCTGAAATGTTTGCTCCTCTTGGATATACCATTGAAACCGCTTCTAAAATTACGTTATTTGAATGCCAAGAATATTTTCATAAAGTAGGTGGTCCACCGCCTAATCCAAACAATAATTCCGTATATATGAAACCCGATGGCGGCATCCTCTATGCGGTCAAGGGAGATCGGATTCCTATTTTAATGGTCGAAGACAAGGTACAGGGTACAAATGATATACGATTTTCAAAAAAACTGGGTAGACAAGCTACCGGTAATGCGATTGAACGTGGCGCTAAAAACATTCGAGGGGCTGAAATGTTATTTACAGGAGATATCTTTCCGTATGTATTATTTGCGTCTGGATGTGATTTTTATCCAAGCGAAACGATTGCCAAACGTATTGAAATGATGAATATGGGCTATCCCAATCATTCGATTGTAATGGATCCTTCTACCACAGACGAAATAATTCATGCCTCTTGTGTTGCTTTGTTACCTGCGATACAAGTAAAAAAGTGCAATGGTAAAGGTATTGCTACGGTCTTTGTCAAAAGTCATAAATGGAATGAAATGCCTCATGGCGCTTCTTTATGGAAGAAGAATGAACAAGTACGCTTGTTAAAAGGGGTCATCGATAAAGTGTTAGAGACGTTTCAATAAATACATAATTTCAATCACTTTATCACTTCGATCTTTTAGATTTCTACTCCCTTTGTACGCATCATACCGTATCTCATACTTTTTTACTTCATATGGACGGAGCAATGTTTCCCAGTCTTTTTCGGTAATAATACCCTCATTGTTATAAGATAACAGAACGTAGGTTGCTTTGGCTAGCCCTTTTTCTAATAAATGTTTCATGGCTTCCACCGCTGATGCATGCTTATTGTATTTTGATTTATTCCAATCGGTTGGGATACCAGATACAATAGAAATCGATAGAGGTTCGATATTTGATGCAATGACATTCAACATGAAATAATTACTGCCATAGGGATGCTGATTATAAGGTGGATCTAAATACATAATGTCAACATGTGGTAACTCTTCCACCAAAACGTTGATATCTTTATTCGAGACATGTGGATGATATGGCATCGGATTCCATACGGGTATATCTAGCCGGATTGGCTTCAAGATACGAGATAATGCATACTGACCTTTCCCCCCAAAACAACCTATATTTCCATTTTTATAAAACCCTTTGAACACGCCGGCAGTGTTCGTATGAATACTTGCCTTGTTCAACAACGGAACCAAACAATAGGTCCGAATGTCTTCTTCTACCGTCGTAATATACGCCCTCAACGTATCCAGAATAAGGGCATTTTCTCTTGTATAAAAACATCTCTCTCCTTCTTTGATATCTTTCGTGTCTTTTGGTGCATAAAGCTTACATACAATACCTTCTAGGAATGGTCCCTTTTCAGCTAGTTCGTTCATACGGTGAATATGTACTTGAATACGCGCGACTTGCTCTTCTGTTGGATGAACTAAATAACAATACGCCATCAGATAGGAATACAATTCCAAATCATTGGTATACAAATGATCCGCGATAAAAGATAATTCCCTCGATACAACAGAAGAGCCTGCAAATCCGTCCACAATATTCAGTTTTTCTTTTGACAGCAATAGGCGCACCTCCTCCATGATACTCCGTATAGACGAAACTAATTTACGTTTGTTACCGATACACGTAAGCATCGTCTGTGATACAAATGCCATTTTCCGAATGAATTGTTTTAAGATATCAATTTTTTAAGATTGGTAGGCACTTTTTCTTTGGTTAAAATCTGTTTCTTTTCTTGATGAATATATCCAATTAGAACCTCTTCTAAATCATACAAAGGATTTAAATCTCCTTCTTTTCGGGTTGGATAAAAAAGTGCAACACGTTCTCCATTGTCTTTTAAATAAGCCGCCCGTTCTTTCATGTTGTCTCCAATATCTTTGTCGGTAGTCACATCCTTAGCAGGGTCTGGATAATAAGAATAAACGGTTGAATCTGTCTCCCCGCTTCTTAAATAATCCTTATCGTAAAGTGAGACATCAATCGATGATTTACGAATACAGTCCATCAACTCGGCATTCAATGTCCGTTTACGTTGTGAAATAGTATACAAATACTCGTCCGTAGTACCTGGTTTCCCGTTTACATCATCACGTCTCAAAGATTCGTGAACCTCTGCCGGAAATGTCATCAAATACATATGAACCTCTACGAATCTCTCTTTTTCCGGTAACTTGTTATGACTACAAATACGCCTGGCTCGTCCAATGACTTGATCAATACGAACTGGATTCCAATAAGGCTCCATGATATGAACATATTGTACCTCTTTCAAAGAAATACCTTCGGCACCTGCAGAGGTAATCATGAAAATAGTAATATTAATGGGTTTCACTTCTTCCCGTAAAGCATCCGGTACCTCGATCCAATTCTTATTGAAAATGTTACGAATTAGCTCCTTTTCTTCTTGACTTTTAGTACCAATATAGGTAACATACATCGGTTTTGTGATGTCACAATCTAAGCGCCATCGGTCTGTTTTCTTTAATTTAAACTCCGCATAACCTTTCGAGTTTAACACTTTGGAAAACATGGCAATTCCTTCAATGGTCAAGAATTGACTATAAATCAAATGAAGTCCTTTGGTATATTGTAAGACTCTTGCCATTTCTTCATATTTTGGACTATATTCTCGTAACCTTGCTAGATAATCAGATGCTTCCAACGCTTTGAAAAAAGGTTCAATTCCTCGCAATTCTTTGTCTGTGTCTACCTCATCTTCTTCTTTTCCAGGTCGCAGAGCGCGTACATCTTTTGGATAAGTGGTGTTACATAACAATCGAGAATGAATACGATAGGTGCTGGATACATCATCGTCTGGTTTCTTAACCCGCTCTCGTTTTCTCTCCTCTTCGCGTACAATTGTATACTCATCCATTTGTGTTTTCGACATGACAATTGGATGCATTACGATTTCTTTGAGAGTAGGCATCAATTGTGTTAAATCGGGGAAATAAGACGCTAGACCAGACATGCGGAACATTAGGTTCAGCTTATTTTTCAATTTACCATTTTCAATATACATGGCTTCAAACTCCTTTTGTGTATCGGGGAACAATTTATATTCCTTTTTCACCATTGTTCCTACTTGTTGTTCTAGTTGATCTTCAAAATCAGATGCATTTTTGGTCCACTCTACGCGGTTCCCTTTATTAACAAACCCCTCCGGTAAAGCAGTAACATGTGCTGTTTTTCCAGAATAATACATCATATCGATCGTAGGTACTTTCACCTCTGTTCGGTCAAACGACCAAACCGGTATATATCCTCTCAACATGTTGAACAAGATGGCAACTTCATGAGAATAATTGATTAATGGTGTTCCTGTCAATAAAATCAATTTACAGTTTTCTGCTCGCATAAGCAACTCATATAATTTCATAGAAATGTGTTCCTTTCCTAATTGATTTACAATACGAGAGACAAAGTTGTGTGCCTCATCAATGATAACTACCTTGTTTGAAAAAGGATTTCCATTCGCTACCAATGATTTAAAGTTTGATTCGCGCAACCCATTGTAATGAATAAATCGATATTGCTTTCGTATGATGAGATCAATTTGGGTTTGGATAGAAGCTTGTTCTTCGGCGGTCAACGTTTCATAATTAGCCTCTTTGTTTTCGGTAATCCATAACCCACGCCCTTTATAGCGAATTAGATCTTGACTGGTCATACATCTTTCTGATAATTGTAAGGGGGATGGATTTGTTGTCCATACCCAGTGTTGTTGAAGTCGATAAGCTGCACTTCCACATTTTTTCAGCTCTTGTACATAATTTGTTTCGAGGGAAGCAGGTGTCATGACGATAATTTCTTTATAAGGAATCAATGCTTCGGCGATAGCAATCGAAGAGCAAGTTTTGCCTGATCCTAAACCGTGATACAATAACAATCCACGATAGGGTGTATCTATTTTCATAAACCGTTGTACTAATTGTTGATGCGGTAACAATGCAAACTCATTCATCGAATCACAAGAAATATCTTTTCGTGGTGGATACGTTTCAATCATTGGTTGTATTTCCTTCATAAATACCATTCGATTGATCAATGGATAAGTCTCTCCCGTAAGATCCGCTTCTTTCTTTTCACACGCGAGCACTGTCTTCAAAGTAAGTAAAGGAATAGTAATATAATTTAGTTTCTTTACATCAAAAGCATCCACTTTTACTACTTCTTTGGTAATTTTTTGTATAGGAGTATCTACCACAAAGGATTTCATAAAAGCATGATAGTCAAAGGCAATTTCCCTTTGCGTGGTTTGTATAAAGACCCCCGGGTATGATTTTGGTTCTGGTCTTATTTTCAAAGTCTCCATAGTTTTAACCTTAGACAATTTCACGATACACTTGAGCGAGCCCGCAGGTAGAGCAACATAGACTCTCACATGCATCACTTCCTTGGAGTTGTTTGTCTTGTTTGACCCTTTTTCTTAACTCATAATGCATAGAAAATAAAGAAACATACAAAAATCCTAAAATCCAATAAGGCACGCTAGAAGGAAGAATACAACTATCCAAGGCATGAATACATACATCTTGATATACACAGGGCGTAGTCACGCCATCGACGACCATATAATGTTGTTCACAGGTATCTCCTAAACCAATACATTCACCCGCTTCTTTCGATGGACAAGCATAATAATGCTGTACGAATAGTTCAATATAAATAACTCGTAGTTGTAAGAGAGCGACGCTATACAACAAAAAATAAAACAGATATCCTTTATGTCCTTTGGCATAAACATGAGCTGGTAGACAATAACTTACCAGACAAGATTCAGAATCGCACGTACATAAAGGAGACCATGTGTGTAATGGTTGATACATACTTTATAGTCTTATAAATTGTTTAAGTCCAATTGAAAGCGGTACGAATAGCAGAGGGCGTATTCATGGTTTGATCAAACAAAGGAACATACCCATTGCTATATCCTACGTTTGATAAATATTGTTTGTAGCCTCCTCTTGTTCGTCTACGTGTTCTTTTAACGCGTTTTTTTGTCTTCATACTATAATGCAAGATCTTTTGCACCCAAATCAGATTCATCTAATTTTATCGATTTTAATCCATAATTTACTATTTTAATCAATAGATACATCACAATAAATCCTACAATAAAATAAAAAAACTTGTATACCCAAGTATAATCTACATTTCCAGTAGGTACCTTGTAAATAATTTCTTCTTCTTGACCCGTTGGTTGACAATCAATATAGATTTGACCTTCTCCTGAAAATCCATTGTTTTTCGTACCTTGTTCATTCCAAAAAACCTCTCCTTCTTTAGAAGTAATATAAGAATCATGAATATGGTTTCCTAAAGTATCTAGTGTTGATTTTTCTATCGATAAACTCTGTTTTGGGAAAACGACATATTGATATTGAGTATCGTCACAGGTACCGTACGGAAGTGTGCCAGTATAAGAAAAATAAGACGACTTTGGCATTAAAAAGTCTAAATTATAATCATGCATATTCAGCGTAATTGACTCGTTCTGTGCGGGAGCATTGCTTATAATATCATCCAATACATTGGTACCCGTAGACGCATTCGCGTTACTACTTGCCATGATAGGAATACAAATCAATAAACCTCCTGCAGATCCTTTATGCACAACAATCATTTCAGCGTCTGCCTGTATTCCATCAAACGTATGAAGGGATGGTTTGAAAATACGAACCTCTACTGGTTGATACGGCAAGGAATTAAACATAACATCACTTTCACCATCATAAGAAAGGATCAATTGATCTGTATTATTCGTTACGGTACAACTACTACTTCCATATTTGTACCATAATAAACATTTTAGAGAACATTTACCAGCCTTTTTTTTTACAATATTCAATGGAGCAGTGCAACTCATTATTCTTTCTTTTTATTAAAATTTTTCATCGCTTGTTCTAAAAACCCAGGTGGTAATTTATTCATCATGGATTCAGCACGCTCCATCATCGGTCCCAAGTCTTTCGCCATACTAAATAAACTTTTTTGCTTATCGGCTAGCTTATTTGCTTTTTGTGTAAGACCTTCTAAAGCAGATATGTTTTTTTTCTTATTTTTCATACCTTCCACATAGACAGATCTGGATAAAGCAGCCATTAAAATCGCTAAAAACAACACCATGGATTTATAATCAAAAACACAAGAGGCAACTACGCCAAAGACAAGGATTATCGATGCTTTCCAGTCTTTTACACTAACATAGGCAATCAAGTTCAAAACAACAATAACCATGACGACTGTATAATCTAATCCTCCTCCTTTCATATTCTATGATTTTATTTTTTCGTAAAGGGTAGAATAATAAGACCGATCTTTCAAATAGAGTTGAATATCTTGAAAATAATCATAACTAAATAAAACATAAAAGCTCATGTCTAACGGTATGCCGGTTTTTGAATGAATCAATTTACATAACTGAGATAATTCTTCATTTTCTAAAGAATGATAATAAGAATCTATCTTAGAAACCAAATCTTCTTCTTTACATTGGAAAAAGCTTAATAAAAGGGATTGATAGTTTTCTGTAGTATCATACATTCTTCCTAAACCTATTTATTTCTATTTATTCCAACGATTTATTCATATATCGATAAATGCGCTGAATATCTAATAAGGTGATATCGGTATGTTCAAACTTTTGAGCGATTTGAGCATCTGTATAGGTTGGTTTTAATGATTGCATATACAACAATAAATCTTTTTTGTCTAAACAAAGTTCAGTACACATTTTTTGGATAAATCCATTGTTATTGTATTCCGTAGAATATTTGGTCAATACTTTGGTAAATCGTATATCTTGTATTTTAGGTCTTGGTTCTTGATGAAATAAATAATTGGTGTAAAAGGTTTTCAATAAAAAACTAATTTCATTCAATCCCCATAATTGTTTTTGAAACATGATTCGATCTAAATAATCAGCATAACAGATTTCCTTTAAAAAGGTTAAATACAAAGATGTTTTCTTTTTCAATAAATCGATAATATTTTCATGCCATAATAAAGAAATAATGGTTCGCTCTGTATCATTGATATACACATGTTCTGAAAAGGATACGGGGGTGTTCAAAAGCCTCATTGTAATTTGTCTCGAATCCTCATGAACAGGAGAATATAACATGGTTTGTATGTTACCCTGAAACCCAACTTTTTCTGCATGAATCATTTGAAACACCTTTTTCAAGTCTTTGATTTCCTTATAATAGGACGCATATTTAGGTACATAGAGATCCATTAATTGTTTTAATTGAGGTAAAGAGGGAGGAGATAGCTCTACTACAAAACAACATTTCATTAACTCCTTCATTTTTTTATCATACGTGGTGTTTCCAATACAAATGATTGGTATATAAGTCATTTGTTCCAATTTTTGTTTTTTGGTTTTTTTAGGACGTATCAATTTGATCAGCGAATTGATTCCACCTTTGTCACCATTATTCATACACTCAATTTCATCCATAACAATTGCTATTTTTCTTCGTTTCTTACAAAAAATACTCATTACATTCGTATCTGCCATATTGCTTACATTAATACTTTCTACGATGTTTTTGTTTCTTGAATCACTTACCATATAGGTAATTACATCATACCCCATTTTTTTCAAAATAGTAGTGGCAAACATTGTTTTTCCGCACCCTGGTGAACCGTGTATGTAAATGCCCCTTTTTTCTTTTTCGTCGTGTTTGTTATATTTAGACAAGAACGCAATCATTTGGTTTTCTTGTTCTTCACGACACAATAATGTATTTAATTCCATTATCTTATCTATGTAAGAGAGTTTCAAGTAGTTAACGCAAAACGTACATTTGTATTTCTTACCACATTTATATGCATTCGAAAAGCCGGAGAAGATACAACAAAGGTCCCTAGTTTAGTGCCACGAATCATTTTATTTTGTATAATGATCCCATCTGTCTTGTGTTTATAAGGAAACGGAAAGGGATACGATTTATTCATCTGTAAGTTTAAAGACAATTCCTTTGGGTTAGGTTTCGGTGATAAATAGAGTATCAATCTATCCCATTGTATACTACCTAATCCAGAACAAGGATCAATTCCTTTCGTCGCATTATACCCTAATATTCCATCTTTATTATCTCCCACTGTAATGTCATTGAAGCAGTTTGCTTTATATAAAAAAGAGTAGAGAGGTTTTTTAACTTTATATTTACATTTGATAATCGACCATAAACAGCAAACAAAAGGTGCTGACATACTTGTTCCGCCATATCCACCGGATATAATTCCACGGATACATAAAGACGCTCCTGTATTTGGGTCTCCAACTGCTGTTATATCGGGAATCATACGTTTTTTACCAAGAGAGGTTTGATAAGATGGTTTAGAAAAGAATCTACTATATCCACCACCTGTCGCTAACCCGTTTTGATTCCATACCTTTTCTGTAAATGGGTTCATAGATGTTATGGTAGTACCTCCTACACCAATGATATGAGGTATACACGATGGATGATCTACCATAAGTTTATTTGTATTATTCGTAGCACCATAATCACCAGATGCCGAAAATACATCTACCCCACAATTTTTTATTAATTCAGGTAACAAACTCCGATCACGTTTGCTAGATTGATTTTCAGAACATCCCCATGAAATAGAGATTTCTGTTGGTTTTAGCAAAGTGCCATTATCTAGCGTATGTCCTGGTAACATGGTTTGAAAACAATCATAAAAATCATTGGATTGTGGAAAAATATTGATAACTACCTTACATTTATTTAAACAACACATGGAACAATCGAGTACATTTTCAATATAACTAGAATCATCTTCAGTAATAGAATCTGGAGTATGAATATATAAATATAAAATAGACGGCTTTACTCCTACATGCCGACAATACTGATGGTAATCACTGTTGGTAACTAAATAAATATTCTTACCTACTTTCGTGTGAATACCATTGATATTGCCTCCAAATGAACAAATATGAATACAAGAGTTTGTTTTGACTTGACCACCCGTCCATTTATAAGCTTTTGCAAACGTCAATGGTGTATTATTGTAACCGACTTGTTTACTACGCGTTTGTTTTAAGTAGGGTTTCATAGTATACTCGTATAAAAAAATGATTTGGATTTTTCTTTACTCCCTGCAAAATGCTTTTCTCTATCGAAGGAAACATCGGCTCTGGCAAATCTACCCTAGTCAACCTATTAAAAAAAGAGTTTACAGATATCTCTAACAAACCGGTTCATTTCGTTGACGAACCAGTTTCACAATGGGAAAAGATCCAAAGTGTTGAAGGGAAACCCATGATTGAACTGTTTTATTCCGACCCTACGAAATACGCGTTTGCGTTTCAAATGATGGCTTATATTTCTCGCCTCTCTTTGCTACATGAAGCTATCCTTCGATACCCAAATGATATTATCATAACGGAGCGTTGTTTGCTTACCGACTATCACGTCTTTGCAAAAATGCTGTATGAAAACAAGAACATGCTCAAGGAAGAATATGAGATTTATCAAAAATGGTTTCACTATTTTCAGCAAGAAATCGTATTAACCGGAATCATTTACATCAAAACGGATCCGGTAGTAGCTCATGCGCGATGTTTGAAACGAGCGCGTCCGGGGGAAACCATTACCCTAGAGTACTTGGAAAAATGCCATCAAAAACACAAGGATTGGATTTCTACGGGACAATATGTGACCTATATCATCGATAACAATGAACTAGATCCAGAAAGTGCGATATGGATGATTCACGATTTCATCCACGACTTTGTGTATGAACAAAAAGAACCCGTACATCCGATAGGAATACTAGGCGTTGTAATGACAGCACTTGCGGTCTATGGCGTTTGTATGCTAATCGTGTTCTATCAGGTTATTGGGACTATCCAAGTTACTAAAGAAACTCTAAACTATCAAAAAATGCACTAATTTCATGTTCATTTGTACCTGAAATCGATAAATTGGCAATCAATGAAACATTACCTTTGGCATAGGCTAACAAAGAAGGAGTGCCCTTGATCTGACGTTTCGATAACAATGCTGAAAAAACATCGGCATCTTCAGTGCGATCAATATAAAGATAGGGAATGCCAAACTCGGCTAGTTTGGATTGTACCATGGGCTTGATAATCGTACAAGGTTTACAATCGTTTGATGTAATGAATACTACTACCGTAGTTTCACTTTTTTCTAACAAAGCTAAAAAATCTGCCCGTTTCATAAGAAGTAGAAAAAAATAGGTTTAACCTTTTTTGAAATAATTATAGACGTTTTCTTTTTGTTTTGCGGACTTTTGTTTTTTTGCTTTCGTCAATATAGCCACCGCATCATTGATTTCTTGTTCGCTAATTACACCATCTTTATTTGTATCTAACAATAAATGAAACTTTTTATATTTTTCTGGTAAAACACAAAACTGGCTTTCTTCATTAAATAAATGTTCCGTTAAAACAAAAAAGGATGCTGTAATAATAATCGAAATATAAATATCTCTTGTACCCATCCAGCATACCGAAAAAATCAATAATTCACGAATGATATAATTTCTTACAAATGCTTCCTGTGACTTGGATAATTTTACCGTAATATATTTAGAGCCGATATTTAACATGATCATCATAATTCCTGTAAAATATTTAGATTTATTCAATGATGATACTGCTTTATGAATACGATCCATACCTTTCTTTACTATTTTATTTTAACATCCTTCTTAATTTTCTATATTCGTGTCGAAAGGGTAATAGTTTTATAAAAGAACGATACGAAGAATGGTACAATTGATCTGTATCTACTACAAATGATTCTTTCCTCAACTCAAAATACAACCATACCAACAAAAAAACTAAAAACCACATAGTTAAAACGGAGTATATTTTTTACTTGGCTCATTTTTATAAGGTCTAGCCATTTGACCAGTATAAGATTCTTGTGACGGTACCCCATGTGGTTTTTCTATGTTGATAGTGTTGGATGGTTTAGATCGCATTTGTTCTTCTACAGGAAGTCTGCATGGTTTTTTAGTATGAGATACCATAGGCTCTACCGTTTGACGCAACAAGATCATAGTGCAAGCTAACCCAAGCAGAGGATGCTTATACGTAATATAAATGATGATGGCTAATTCGAATGCTTTCAATTCAAAAGAGGGGGTTGTAGATTGATTCTTTAGAATAAAATAAGCAAGAACTACAAAATAAAGACTCAATACATACTCTAACATATTAAGTAGAAAGAATAATATTTTATATACAATCATAATAATGTTGAGTAATTGGTCTTCCCCATTTATAGAAGAAAAGAAAAAGAAAATAACGAATCCTAAACAATTGGAAGATGACACTTTATCCGATTATATACCTCCTAAAAAGGAACCCGAGCCTAAACATACGTCAGAAAACAAATATACACCAGAATACGAGTTTACTCCTTATAAAACCCCAGATACCAACCTAACCGAAAAACTAAATTATATGATTTATTTATTAGAAGAACAACGGGATGAAAAAACGGGACAAATCACAGAAGAATTAATTTTATATGTCTTTTTAGGAATCTTTACCTTGTTTGTCTTAGACACCTTTGTGAAACATGGACGCTATACACGTTAAGCCACACTATGTAAACTTTGAGTATATGGATTCTTTTTAAATGCGGTTAATAAATCTGGGGTATTACGGTCTGGTTCTTCATATTTGTTTGGATTACGAATACCTCCATATAACTCTATGCTTGGAGATACAGCGGTTAAACTAGATCCTACATTTCCTGTATACGAAGAGTGCATCGAAGAACGATTGGTAGTAGTGGTTTGATTGATATGTGGGTTAAATGATTGTATGTTACCGCCGGCAATACGTCCTGTCGTCATACGATTAGCAGAAATACTTGCATTTCGCTCTGCTTGATCCGACACCATTTGAGGGGAAGTACTCATTCCGCCTCCCATATAAGATACGGATGTATGTTGGCGATTGGTTTCAGATACTTGTTGGTCAGCAATTTGATATGCTCCATCACTAATCGGTAAATAGGCACGTTGACCCATCTCATAAGGACTATACATGGTGGTTTGTTTTACGGTAGGAGGTACAACGGTTTCGGCAATTGGAGCATTCGATACAGTTGTACCCGCATTACCATGTCTCGTCAACCCTACTAAATCTTCTTTTCTTGTCGGGCGCAATAGATCCGTAATAGGTGCAGTCAATGCATTCACAATACCATACATGCCTCCAAAAGAAGACGCATTTTGTACGGAACGATTCGTTAATAATATATCATTTTGAGGTGTAGTATTCGGCATATCTACAGCAGAACCGGCAGGCGTAAATGCTTCACTTCCAAATTGTTGACGATGGTCATCCCTATACATGCCATGTTTGGTAGCGCTTTGTACACCTCCATTTCCAGCAGGTCCAGAATAAGATTGGCTAGTAGTGGCGCGATGAATCGTAGGGTTCGGCTGGATTGACGGCATTGTAGCACCAAGCGTCGCACCTGTAGTAGTGAGATAGCGATCAGGCGAATTGATATAAAACTTATCTGGTAAATATTTTTCTACTTTTCCTTCAATACCAAGATTTTTGACCAACGTCTGTGCAGGACCTTGATGGTTCTCTAATGTAAAAGATGTTTTTGGTTTCGTAGCTACCCGAAGTTCATTCACGGTTTTATCTACCCATTTTTCTCTTGCTTCCATTCCCGAATTGAATCCACCACTTCCTTGATTCGTATAGCCATTGTTTAATCCTGGTGCGACAGACATTTCTTGAAACAATTTTACATTATTCATGGATTGACTAAGATTTACACGTGATTGATAAAAATCACTGTCATTTGGAGAACCATTTGCCCATTGTACATTTTCTTGTGGACGAAATAAAGGTGCGGATTCTGATTTTGTAATTTGTAAAGATCCCGACCCGTTTCTATTGTCTAAAATAGTATCCGGATTCGTATTCTTATTATTTCCTATATTCTTCATTTTTCCAAAATAGGGCACCATATTTCCAGAATAAGCATTTAGATTTACAGTTCTTCCTGCTAAATCTGTATAGGTAGGCGTTTTGATCTCTGCTACATACTCAGGATTCGGTTGAAAATATTTATCTGTGGTCGCATAATGTGGTTTGTACTTGTTAATAGAGGGTTTGAAATCATCCATAATACGTTCATGATCATTTACAAAGGTCTCTTTCTTTTTAGAAACGATATAAAGTCCACCAAGTGCTAGTAAAGGTATAGCTAACTCCATATACAAACAAAAGAAATAAAATAAATAGAAAAATCCATGGTTTCTTTTTCGGTATTAATTGTTCATAATATTCTTCTAAAGTAATCGTAGGTTTGTCTAAACGCTCATTCACTTTATTATGTAAATGGTGTACCCATTTTATAAAATCTTTTCGTGTGTCTAAATAAGGCGTGACGGGGTATTTTTGTAATAAAGATTCGTATATAGTAGACATGGATTTATTTGGAATAAACTCTGAGAAATGATGTATCAATCGATGATACATCTTTTTTTGAATCGATGTAGGATGTATTGGATAATGTAAAGCAACCGTATGTAGAAAAAACCAATAATGCGGTCCCCATATTTTTGGATCCATAGTATAGTATGAGAGAATGGTTATTGTGGTTAGGAGCAGGGCTTTATGTTATGGATGTGTGGTATGATGGAAAATATACAAAACAACTACTTCATTATAAAAAACATATGAAAATTGCTATGGTTGTCTTTGGAATGTTTTCCATGTATATTTTTGTAAAAAAGAATCCGCAAGAATCATCTTCAATGATGAAACACATCAATGGTATGATTCAATATATGCCAATCGACAAAGACCTTAAGGATTTTTCTGAACAACGAATCTTAACCTCTGGCACAGAAGCGACCTCACGCAGCGTAAGCGGTACCAAAAAGAAATATGTAGCTGCTCAACAAGGTTGGAAATGTAACGACTGTCAATCTCAATTAGACGCCTGGTTTGAAGTAGATCATAAACAAAGGTTGGCAGATGGTGGTTCCAATCATATTGATAATTTGGTGGCTCTTTGCCGTAATTGTCACGGAAAAAAGACGACCTTTGAAAATTTATAACCTTATACTATGGAAATAATATTAATGCTTATTTATCTATCCTGTTGGATGTTAATTGCCGGAATTATGTATATCACAAAAACAGAATCTACTACTATCTATTTTTTTCTTTCTGAACTATTGATCATCCTTGGGTTTTTACTATTAGTTTTTTTAGGACCGCATATAAAAGCTTTAAAAGAGACGGAAGAAAAAACAAGAAAAAGGTATGAAAAGTTGCAAGATGATATCTTCAAACAACCTTGGTTAGATGCAGTCAGTAATCGTAATCGGTATTATTTAATTACCTTTTCCTTATTGGCATTTTTCCCCTTTTTTTGTTTTTGTTATATGGTTTGTTCGAATGAATCCATAGAAGTAACACGTTATATTGAATCTATTGATAAAACTTTAGTATTATTTACATCTGGTTTTGAAGGATTTATAACACTTGTGTATACGTTGTTCTCTCAAAAACCTTGGTATTTTTATATCGTCCCTTTAGTTTATGGGGCATCCTTTATACAAACATACAAACAGACCACTGTAACTGGTTTTACTATAGCTAAAAACTATATCATTTGTTTCTTATTGCTTTTATGGACATTTTTATACTTTTCTAAATCATCGTTTGTATGGTCTGCACCCTTTTTGTTTATCTTTTTTAGTTTACTCATGGCATAATAAAATAGCCAATTGACCTGCTAACATATCTGGATTAGAAAGTTTACATACTAATGTTTCTACAGAGTGTAATGCCATAATGATTTTGTAAAACAAGGAACGAAAGTGTACGTTATACTTGGATAATTTTGTATTTAATTCATAAATATTGTATACAGAGAAACAATGATTCAATTCCATACTTTTCTGGTAAACATGAATGATATAAACAATAATGTTTTCCTTTTGATCAGAGGTAAGTTCGCCTTCTATAAAAGAAAGGGTATGTTCTGCAGCAGTTAAATAATCATGCAGTAATAAACCTTTCACCAATTCAAACATATGATCACGTTCTTCGTTTGTTAATTCTATAATAAATCCAAAATCTAAAATACCTAACGAATCCTCTTGAAACATCATATTGCCAAGATGAAGATCGCCATGAATACAACCTTTTTTCGTAAGCATTTGAATCATCATTTCTGTAAGGTTCCATATTTGATTTTGTAATTGTTCTTTCGTCAAAGAAGATACAGGTACACCATGTAATCTAGTCATAACGATTTGCGTTTCATTACATTCGGGTTCTAACAAGATGGGTGTACGAATATAAGAAGACTCACATACACTTTGAAAGTGTTTATGATTTTTTACTTCTTGTATATAATCTAACTGAACCAATAATCCTTGTTGAATCTCATCAAAGGCAAGCAACAAAGTCGGAATCTTATACCATCGATGAATGGTATCTAAATACCATTTTAAATTGGTAATACTTCGATGAATCTTAGCATCTATACCATTACGTTTAGTTTTAACCACAATAGGGTTACCATATAACTCAGACTCGTAAACAATAGAGATAAACCCAGATCCAAGTACTTTCTTCACAGGTAAAGTAGGCTGAAACTCCTCTGGTTTATAAGGAATAGTATGTACCGAAGAATACAAATAGTGTCCGGAAATCGACTGAAAAAACTTGGTATACAATACGTCTACCTCCATACAACGGTGCCAAAAACGCACCGCATTTCCTTGTTTACATAAATAATGAATCCCTTCTGTGAAACAAATCCATAAAAGAGACATATTGTTTAAAAATTATAAATCTTTATATTCTATTTTATCTTATTTCGTATATCGTCCTCTTTCAATACTTGTTCTTTCACTAACTGGTCTGCCAATTCTTTCAAGGAACCTTCTACCTTTGACAACAATAACTTACCACTTTGATAGGCTAATGTAAGAATATCATCTATTTCTTGATCAATTCGTTCGCGATACCTCTCTGATCCATGCGGTATCATCGCGTAATTACCCATTCCATATTCCAACACCATTTTCTCTGCCAATTTTTTTGCCTGTGCAAAATCATGTGTTGCCCCCGTAGTGATACTTGTACATAACATTTCTTCCGCAATACGACCGCCTAACAACATCATGATTTCATGAATCATCGATTCTTTAGTAGAAATAGGCGCTGGCTCAAACATCGTAAACCCTAAACTGGTAGGCGACCATAAATTAATGGTTACCTTGATCAACTTCCTTTTCGTTAAAACACCAATCAACGCGTGACCCATTTCATGGACAGCAACCTGATATAACGCTTCCGGGGTAAGCACATGTTTCGTAGACTGAAAACCCACCAACATTCGATTCATCACTATTTCCATATCCTTAAGTGTCATGACCTCTCGATTATCTCGTAGTGCATACAACATGGCTTCATTCAATAGATTTTCTAGCTGAGCGCCGGAATAGCCGTTGGTCATATCCAATAACGATTGTGTTGTAAATTGGTGCGGTTTTCCTTTGATATGTAAATCAATAATAGCTTCCCTTGTCTTTAGATCTGGATTTCCTACATAGATTTTTTTATCAATACGACCTGGTCGAAGCAGCGCATCATCCAGCAAGTCCATACGATTAGTTGCCCCCATTAAAAATATACCATTGCTCGATTTAAAGCCGTCGAGGTTCACTAACAATTCGTTCAAGGTAGAATCATGATCCTGTCCATTATCATTGGTAGATCGTTTTCGACCAATCGCATCAATTTCATCCATGAAAATGACACAGGGAACATTGTTCCTTGCTAGTTCAAAAAGCTCACGGACACGTGCAGAGCCGACCCCTACATATTTTTCCTGGAACTGTGATCCCGAAACTGGAATAAATCCAACTTTAATTTCTCCACTAAAGCCTTTCGCTAACATGGTTTTTCCGTTACCAGGAGGTCCCTCTAAAATAAGTCCCTTGGGGGTACGTACATTAAACCTGGAGTACTTTTCATAATTGGTCAATACATCTGCGCATTGTAACAATTCTTCTTTAATTAAATCGTGTCCTCCTACTTTTTTAAAGGTAAAGTCGTGGCGCATGACTTCAAAATGTTCACTTTTAACGTTTTTGGGAGTGTCAAACTCACGGTTTAGGTGCGATTCAATATCAGATTCATTATGAAAGTTCAATCCGGTAATCTTTTTCAATTCTACTTGTTTTTGCTGTAATAACATGCCGGTTCTCATCCTAAGTCGCGCCAACTCTTGATCGATATCTTTCAAATCCATCTTCATAAAAAGCAAGAAGGCAAAAAATCTCATAGTCATCCAAACTATTTAATTTACATTATTTAAACTAAGAAGTCTCTCTCCGTCGATTGTTTCTTCGATCAACAATACCTCCACCACTTTTTTCACCAATTCCCAATTTGAAGATAATGTCTTTTTACATGCCTTGTACGCCTTTTCTGTGATTTCCTCTATTTCCATATCAATCGACTCTTGTGTCCCTTCGGATGCTCTATAGGTATTTGGTATTTCCCATGCGGTATTTCCAAGATGATCTGAAAATCCCCATTGTGTTATCATATTTCTCGCTAAGGTGGCTACATTCTGTAAATCGGATGATGCACCAATCGTAGCATTTTCTAACCCAAACGCCAACTCTTCTGCGACTCTCCCACCAAGCGCTACTTGAATACGTGATTCTATATATCGTTTCGTATACATTTCTTCTTGCGGTACAAATAAAGTAAAGCCGCCCGCATTGCTTCTGGGCAGTATCGTTACCTTGGATACCTTGTCAAACCCAGGAGTAAGCATTCCCATGACCGCATGCCCGGCTTCATGATATGCAACCAATTCTCTTGTTTGTTGAGTCATTAACGTAGGTTTTTCAATACCAATCGTAATACGATCTAAAGCAGCATCAATCTCTTTAGATGAAACAACGGTTTTGTTTCTGCGAGCTGTGATAATCGCTGCCTCATTCAATACGTTTGCCAGAGAAGCACCGCTAAACCCAATCGTTCGTAAGGCAATCTCTTTTAAATCTACCGTATTATCCAAAGGACGCGTCTTTGCATGTACTTTTAAAATCGCTTCTCTACCAACCCTATCTGGTAAATCTACCGGTACACGACGATCAAAACGCCCAGGACGCAACAATGCGGAATCAAGGACCTCGGCTCGGTTCGTAGCCGCAATCACTACTACACCACTATCTCCCTTGAACCCATCCATTTCTGTTAACAATTGGTTCAAGGTTTGTTCTTGTTCATCGTTTCCTCCGCTTCGAGGTCCGCCGATTGTTCCTCCTCTCTTTTTAGCTACTGCATCAATTTCATCTATGAAAACAATACACGGAGAGTTCGATTTTGCCTTTTCAAACAAATCTCGGATCCGACTTGCTCCTACTCCCACAAACATTTCTACAAACTCGGATCCAGAAGCGGATAAAAAGGGAACGCCAGCTTCTCCGGCAACTGCTTTTGCCAAAAGTGTTTTACCTGTACCCGGGGGTCCTTCCATAAGTACACCACGAGGAGCCTTAGCACCGACGGCTTCGTATTTCTGAGGATTCTTTAAAAAGTCTACCACTTCTTGAAGTTCTAATTTAGAACTATCGCACCCAGCCACGTCAGCAAACGTAACACCAGTAGGTGCCACTTCAAATGTTTTTTTAGATTTCATCATATCCATCGGATTTCCTGTATTTCGAGACAAGAAAGAAAATAACAAAAAAATAGGAAAGGCTACGTTAGCAATCGAACCAATCACATCGGGAGGCTTTGCTTCTACCGCAAATGGAATATCATTCTCGAGTAACAGGGAAGACAAGGCTGCATCAGACGGAAAAATAGAGGTTTGTGAAGATCCATCTACCATACGCGCCGCAATATTGTTTTCTGGTAAAATACGTACTTGTTCAACATGATGTTGTTTGATTTCTTGAACCATATAAGAATAAGGTATCGCATGGCGTACCGTTTTCAAAGCAAGACCAGTCCACGGTATCCTCATATCATAATTCATAAGGTTTATTTAAGTTTATTTTTTCTAGTTTTTTTTCCGGATACAGATTTCATCATTTCTTTCATTGGGAACTTACGACGAGCAGAAGCGGTTGATTTCATCATTTCTTTAACCGGACCTTTTGGGCGAGCTGCGGATGTTGATTTCATCAATTCATTGATTAATAGTTTAGGTCTCTTTGATGAAGTCGCTTTCATTAACCCGGGCATAACCCCGGGAACTCTTTCATGAGAGGTTTCAGTCATGAGTGCCGGCATAACCCCGGGAACTCTTGCAGCGGATGTTTTTTCAATCATTTTTTCCATTCTTGTAGATGATCCTCTAGATCTTTCTTTATTCGATTCATCATCTGCACGAACTCTCATTTGTTCTGGCAAACAACCTATATAAACAGTGGTTGCACCCGCACCTGCTCCGCCTGTCACCGTTATATTTCCTTGGGTATATGCGTCGGTAGAAGTAGAGGTAGGACTTCTGACTTCGGTAGAAGTAGAGGTAGGACTTCTAACCTCGGTAGAAGTAGAGGTAGGACTTCTAACCTCGGTAGACGTGGATGTAGGGCTTCTTACTTCGGTAGAGGTAGAAGTAGGACTTCTGACCTCTGTAGAGGTAGAGGTAGGACTTCTTACTTCGGTAGAGGTAGGACTTTTCACTTCCGAAGAGGTAGGTAATATAAACTCTTCTGATCTAGGAAGTCTAACTCTGCCTCCAGTACTATTTAGTTCTTTTTGTAATTTTTGTTGAGCGATTTGTTCTAATTGACTTTGATTAGATAAAGCAGCAATTCGTGGTAGCTGTGCTTCAACCAATTGATCAGGGGTCAAAGGAGTAGTGGATTTTTTTGGTTGAGATGCTTTGGTCATTTGATTTGCTAACACAATCAATTCATTAATGTGATTTAAATCAACTGGTTGTGTTGGTTGGATAGGCTGTGTTGGTTGGATAGGTTGTATAGGCTGGATTATACCGAGAGGATTGCGACGCGTAACCCTTTTTGTTCTTTTTGTATTTTTTCTGGTATTTTGTTTTGCTTTAGCCATACTATAGTATAGTATTATAGTATGGAAGTATCAAAATTGTGTTCTCCAGCATTTATCTATTTTATTATTTCCTTGATTTATCTAATCGTGAATAATTTAAAAAGTTTTCATGTCTTGTCTTTTAGTTTCAAACTACTTTTTATTATCTTGTGGTCTTTACTGTTAAACTTTTTGTGTACTATGGGGTTTAGTATTATTGCATGGGTACTAGTGTTACTTCCCATCATTGTTCAAGTTATAGGCGCAGCGTCGTGATTGCTTTCTGTTGGATATTTGAAGTTTAAATGAACCGGGCTTGGTGTATGGACCATAGGTACCATATTTTGTACCACATGTTCTTCTAAAGTCTCTACGAATTGATTCTGAGGGGTAAAGCCTCCATAATCAGGTAACTGTGGTTGAATATATCGCATTTTACTGTTTTTCATAGATTGATACGCCGCAATTAACCCAACTACGCCCAACACTGGCGATTTCGTAAATAAATAAAACACCACCATGATCAAAACAATCGATATAGGTATTATATGCGATCGTACCTGATAAGGCACTTTGATATCCAGTAAAACAACTGCGGATAAAAGAACTAATACAATTGCGTGTAAAAGATTCATATTGTAAAGTATTATTTTAAAAAAAATTGAGCCTTCTTTTTCAAAGGTCTCTAAAATGTTTATCGGATACAGAGGATGTACCATTCCTAAAGAAATGTTGTCGCCTACGCAACAACACGAGATTCGTCGTAAATTAACCTTTAAAGTAAAACAAGATTATGGCGAAGATAAAATCATCAAAGCATGGCGTGAATCTCCTAACACCTTTTATGTCCCGCGATTTTATAAAGAGGCTCCATCTAAACTTTCCGAAGGAACCCCGATCGAGGTTGCCTTTCATGGATCGATTCGTCCTGATCAACAAAAAGCAATTGATGCCTATTTGCCAAAACAATGCGGGCTACTAGAACTTCCATGTGGCTTTGGTAAAACGATTCTCGCTCTTCATCTGATCCATAAAATTGGTCGTAAAACATTAGTGATTGTTCATAAAGAGTTTTTGTTGGAACAATGGGTCGAGCGTATTCGCGAGTTTCTTCCTACCGCAACAATTGGTCGTATCCAAGGAGATACAATGGATGTCGATAAAGATATTGTGATTGGCATGCTTCAAAGTATCTCGATGAAAGAATATCCCAAAGAAATCTTTCGCGGCTTTGGCTTTACTATTATTGATGAAACGCATCATATCGCGGCAGAAGTGTTCAGTAATGCCCTCTTTCATATCGTGACTCCTTATATGCTTGGATTATCCGCAACCATGGAACGAAAAGATGGCTTGACTAAAGTATTCAAATTATTTCTTGGGGAAGTGGTTTATTCTGCTCAACGAGAAAGAACAACGGTGTATATAGAAAAAATCATGTATACGCATCCAGATAAGGATTTCAATGTAGTGATTCAAAACTTTCGTGGGGAAACGAATTATACGAGCATGATTAAAAAAATATCCGAGTTTAACCCGCGTAAAGACTTTATTTTAGACAAAATCGGAAAATTACTCGCCGAACCTACTACTGGACAGATCATGGTCTTATCTCATACGAAAGCCTTGCTTAGCTATTTATATTCAGGGATTGACTATCGACAGCTTGGTACGGTAGGTTACTATGTAGGTGGAATGAAACAGTCTGCATTGAAAGAAACAGAAACCAAAAAAATTGTATTGGCGACGTATGCAATGGCAGAAGAGGCATTGGATATAAAAACACTTACGACTCTTATCTTGGCGACACCGAAAACAGATGTAACGCAAGCAGTGGGGCGTATTTTGCGAGTAAAGCACGAAAGACCTACGGTCATTGATATTGTAGATCCGCATCCGACGTTTCAAAATCAATGGAACAAAAGGCGCGCCTTTTATAACAAACAGGGATATACTATAACTACCGTTTCACTCGCCTAGTTTTGCGTTTACGTTTACCACCTTTTATTGACTCTAAAAATGTTCTTATTGCTTGACTCGATTCGAGATCTCCCTTTAATTTTTGTAGTTCTGTGAACATTCTTTCGTCTTGTTCATATTTTTCATACATCTCAGTATTCGCATTTTTTATTTTACTTATTTCTGCTTCATCATCCTCTTCTTTTAGCTTATCAAACATGTCAAATAAATCTTCCTCACTTTTTGTTAATGAGAAGTGTTCTGTTTTTATGCGGATCAACTCTTCTATTTTTATGCGGATCAACTCTTCTTTCTTGATTAAATCGGCTATATATTCTCTACGTTTTTCCTGTAAGGATTGAAGGACTGATGAAGTAGACAATTCTAGTATACTATTCATTTTTTCATCTCTATTAGGGTCTGTTGAAGTAGGATTATAACTATATTTTGCTTTATCTATTTCCCATTTAAACAAAAGTGCTACACGTTCTTTTGCTGCTTGTTCTGTAGCTTCGTCTAAAACGGCATCGTCTGTTTGATCCTGGCGTACTTTTTCTGCTCGACCCTGAGTACTTGCTGCTTCTTTTCTCATTTCAACAGATAAGTCAAACCCTTCTCCGTATTCCAATGCTGCTCCTTTAGCTTTTTCAGGGGTATACGCCACAATATCTTCATCTACCTCTGTTAGATTACGTTCCGTTTCATCAAAGTATTCTTGTAACTCTCTAAGGGACTCCAGCTGTTCTTCTTTTTGTGTTATAAAATTACTTATCTCTTCTATCTCGTTCGTTTTCGGGTATTTAGCACCCAACTTAAAAAGTAATTCGTCAATCTCATTTTTGACGGCTTCTACATCTTCTTTAGCTATTAATTTTAATAATCGCCCTTTTAACATTGGTAATCCTGCCTCTAATTCCTTTCTATTAGAAACAATCATACTTAATTCTTTCGCTAAGTAATCACGTTTTTGTGTTAACGTAGCCTTTTCACTAGATAAAAAAGGTAATTCGTCCTCTAGGGGTGGTTCAAAACGATCGTAATAGATCTTTCTTATTTTTTTATATTTTTTACGCCACAATGACAATCTATGTTTATGACCCCCTTTTCTTGACTCCTTCTCTAAAGGTTTTTTCACTGGTTTTAAGTATTTCATACTTTCGTCATTCCTAAGGCTTATAATGTTACGCATATTTTGTTTTGTTTCCTCTATTTCAGGTGTCGGACTATCGACACTCTGACACATATCTTTAAATTTAGTTTCCATTTCATCGCTTTCTAACACTGCATTACTATTTGTAAGGTCGGATGTTGTCAATTTTGTTAATTCAACTATCTCTAAATCACGATATTTTTCTACTATTTTGTTGCTCTTTATTGTACTTGCTGTTCGTTGCCATATACCATCTTTCTTTTCAATATCCCCACCTCTCATTTTTATTTTTCTTGTTTTCATATACTATTCTTTAAGATTTTTAATTCTTGTGTCCAGATTTGTTCGATGGTCATGGCAGTTAATGTTGCTACTTCCGCCTGAATCTCTCGAAACTCCTTTTCTAACTCGAGTACCTTTTCTTCCGTCACACTATCCATCGGCATCTTTGTCAAATAAGAATAAGAGTCATCGCGCATATCAATCTTCAACGCCCTGAGATCCGCATACACCATATCTTGCTTTTTGTTTCTCATTTCTAATTTTCCTGACAAGTTCGCACGAATATACTTGACTTTTTGTTCTACCTTGTGTAACGTATCCTTAAGAACCGCTAATTGATGAACCTTTCGCTTCTCATACGTCATATGTCGCACAAAGTAAAACTCTTCCATGATATCGTGAATCTCCGCGTACTTTTTCAAATGCTCATCTGCATCGAAGAGGTTCATATTACTTGTCGTCATCGTAGTCGCCAGCTTCAACACCTTTTCTACATCCACATCGGCTAACAACTTGATCGTCATATCTACCATTTTGTCTGTGGAATTATCCGTATATTCTTTAATCGTTGTACCAATCAAAGACTCTAGGTGTTCCTTGTATTCTACCGTCCATACACCCACTGGAAGCTCGGTGACGTGAACTGTCAAATCCTTTTTAGAATAAACACCTTTGATCACATATTTACCCTTGCCATCAATCGTTCCTTGAAACCCTCGATAGTGTGGCATCAACTCTAACCGTTCGGCAGATCCTTCTAGCCGAGCGATCAAATAATCAATAATTTGCTTCGGATGATAACACAACACATTGGTGCTCGTACCAGTACCAATGCCGCGACACCCATTCACTAGAACCATCGGTATAATCGGTACATAATAGGTTGGTTCAATACGGTCACCATCGTCATAATTATAGTCCAATACAGCATCGTCTGCCTCTGGAAAGATCAACCGAATATATTTGGGCAACTCTGTAAAGATATATCTCTCGCTAGCCGAGTCTTTACCGCCCTCTAAGCGTGTGCCAAACTGACCATTCGGCATCAACAAGTTTAAATTATTCGATCCAACAAAGTCTTGCGCCATATTGACAATCGTACCATTCAAACTGGCTTCACCGTGATGGTAGGCAGAATGTTCCGACACATAACCACTTAGCTGAGCGACCTTGATCTCTTTCGTCAACTTCTTTTTGAAAACGCCAAACATAATTTTACGCTGACTCGGCTTGAAACCGTCTACCACATTCGGAATCGAACGCTTACAATCGTAAATCGAGAAATGACTCAACTCTTTATCGATGAATTGGCTATAGGAAATGGTACGATGTGTCGTGTCGAGAAAGGCATCTTTGGAATAGCCTTCTAACCATCGCTTGCGATCATCCGCTCTCTTTTTATTAAACACTTTATCAATCGAATCACCGCACTGGTCTTGCCATTCAAATTGTACGATATGTTTTTGCTTCTCTTGAAAATATTGCATAAACTCTTTCGAAGTACTGGTACCTAACCCTTTGTAGTACTTGACCTCCCATCCTTTCGGGTCGGACTCTTTCCAGGTGTCATATTGTCCTTCATTGTAAAACACCATTTCTTTTCCACCCTTTTTCGCCTTGATAATAGGAGTATTCATGAAGCCGATAAAGCCCGGCTGTTTGAGCAAGGACAGCCATAGACTACCAAACAGATTGATACCAAGTCCTTTGATATGGCTACCATCTGGATCTTGGTCGGTCATGAACAAGATTTTCCCATATCGCAGCTTTGCTCGTACATCCTCTACGGTATACACTTTCCCAATTTCCAAGCCCATAATTTGCTTGAGCTCATGAATCTCTTTGTTATCGTTGATTCGTGTAAGTGACTCATCGCGTACATTGAGCATCTTACCACGCATCGGATAAACCCCGCACCTGTCACGATCTGTTTTTGACAGACCACTCACGACACTTGCTTTCGCAGAGTCTCCCTCGCATAAGATGAGTGTACATTCCGAGGATTTGACGGTACCAGCAAAGTTCGCATCGACTAACTTTGGAATACCGCGAATAACGCGTGACTTGACACCATCTTGTTTTTTGACGGTAGCTAGCTCCTTTTGCTCGGTCGCTCGTAGGGCAAGTTCCATAAACCCTAACTTGACCACTTTTTCAACTACCTTATCACTGACTTCGCATGTCGAGCCGAATTGTTGAACTGGTGTCGTAAGACAATCTTTGGTTTGACTGTCAAAGGTTGGATTTTCAATCGAACAATGCACGAAGATCGTAAGGCGGTCTTTGATCATGCTTGGTCGCACTTCGACCTTCTTTTTCGCCAGGATATAAGCGACGACTTTACGTGTCAACTGATTGACCAGATAATCAACATGTCGACCACCCTTTTGTGTATGAATGCCATTGACAAAAGACACTTGTTGGTATTCATTGGATAACGCGAAAGCATATTCCCACCGAGGGCATGCCTCTTGGACTTTGTTTTCGATCCCATAGGCATCGATATAAGCTGAAAAGTTTTGAACCGAGAGTAACTTTTCATTCCAGCTCACTTTAACCTTTTTATCAGTAATACCAGCAATGTCCATCATGCGCCGTTCAAACAGTTGTTGCATTTCCGTATCCAAGCCTTGGATGCCAAGCCGTTTGTAATCAGGTGTAAAGGACAGTGAAGTATATGGTTTCTTTGTATACTTGGTAATTGTAGGTGGTTCGATCACGCTAAGATTGTCGCGAAAGATTTGAGTATATTTCAGCTGGCGAGTTGCATCCACTGTTTCCAGCTTGGCATAGGTGGACCAAATAATCGCCAGCTTTGCACCAAAGCCGTTTTTACCTCCGACGATTTTCTTCTCTCCCTTATCGTAGTTGGTCGAGGTACGAAGTTCGGCGAAAATCATTTGAGGGATATACACTTGGTATTCAGGGTGAATCGCTATATCAATACCGGGTCCATCGTTGATCACCGTAATTGTTCCATCGACGCACGACCCTTGAATATAGCTAACAGGTGATTTCTCTTTCATACGAATGTATTGATCATGTGCATTGACCAGAACTTCATCAAAGAGCTTATACAACCCAGCAATATGAAGATGTGTTTTGGGTATAATTTTACCTTCCTGAGCAACCCAGTTGGTAGAATCTACAGGTTGAATCGGACCAATATACATGTCGGGAGCATCAAGGACATGACCAATATCGGTTTTGCGCTGGTAATTCGAGAGATCCATTCTTACGGTAAATTAAGGATTTTCGATATCAATTTTCTATAGAATTATCTATCTATAAAATATGTATGCTGCCCCAAAATCACGTAAATCAATGAAAGAGTATAATGTAGTTCGTCCGATACCAAAAAAAGCTAATATATCGGATCGGTTGTCTGAACTAATATTAACCCCTAGCCCCGCACTTGCAGCTAGCCCCGCGCCTGCGGCAAATGTAAATACGGGTAATTTTATTCCTGTTGCAACTACTCCCCAACGACCAAGCGCCCCTTTAAATCTTGAGGGAGGTAGAAAGACAAGAAAATGTAAAAATGATGCCACCTTTGTTTGGTTAAACTTGTGGTATAAATCCGAGTTTGAACAATTGGGATGGATGGTTCTCGCTAAAAGTAAGGGATACGATGAAAAAGTGTATAATTACATAAATAGTGCTCAACGCTTATACTACCAATTAGAATGTAAAGTACGGGATACGAAAGATCATGACAAAAAACAAGAATTAATGATCATGCTTAAAGATCTCAAATGTTTAATAGATCATATTCATAAAGATTTCTAAATTAAAAACAAAGCTTTTTCTAAGATATGGATTTAAATATTGATCATTATACCTTGGATGATTTATTAGTCCTCTTTAAATTATCCAAAGACTTTACAGAAACAGATTTAAAAGAAGCACGTAAATGTGTAGTTGCCGTTCATCCAGACAAATCTGGATTAGACAAGGAATATTTTTTATTTTTTCATAAAGCCTATTCTTTGTTATCATCTGTCCATTCGTTCAAACGAAAAGTTCAAGCGAATATGTATGAACCTCAGGATTTTGGAACTATATTAGAAAGTTTAGAAGATTCTGATAAACGTATCCTGGCACAAAAGTTTACAGATCAAAAAACATTTTCTCAAGAGTTTAATCGTCTTTTTGATACACTTTATTTAAAAGAAGAAGATGGATATGGTGATTGGTTAAAATCAGAAGAAGAAGCTCCTTCCTTTGAAGACCGGAAACAACAAAGTCGATCGATGGTGGTAAGCACTATTTCTTCCGCGAATACACCCTATTATTCTGATTTGAAAAGCGTCTATACCTTTGATTCGGTTATTGGTGTTTCCGAAGAAGATTATCGTAAACGCGGAACATTAGAAGAACTGAAACAAGAACGAAGTGCTATGTTGAAACCATTAACAAGAGATGAAGCGGAACGTATTTTGGAAGAAGAGGAAGCAGAGGAAGGACGTTTGGCAACCGAACGAGCCTTCCGATTTCTGCAAGAAGAAAAAGTAAATGAGAAAAAACAACAATCATTTTGGGGGTCGCTATTAAAGCTTACATAAGTTTATTTTGTTTCAACCATTGTTCCATTGCTTCTAATGCTTTTCCTGTTCGCATTTTATGAATCATTAACAATGGATTATAAGGTTGTTGTCTCATAGCCTGTTTGCACAGCGGAAAAGTAATACGCACTGGAATACGATACATTGTTAATTTTTCTCTGGGAAACATTGGTTTATCTGTTCGTTGATTCACTTGATTATGAAATAACCATAACGTTCCGCGGAAAGCATCTTTGGTAGGTGGAACCGGTATTTTCGATAAATAAGAAGCGGCATGCGCAGCGCAGTCCGGACAAGGAACACTGCTACATAGTTCGACGACGTGTTTCCACAAAATCTGCTTGACTGCTTGATAATGATCTGGATGTACTACTTCTCCTAAACTATGTAAATAATGCCAAGTAGGTGGTCCCCACATAGTATCCTTATAGAAAAGAAGATATATGAGTAAACACTAAATCGTCAAACGGTAACCCCTTTACTACCACTTGTAAAGACGCCACTTGTTTTAATTGTTTTATATACAAATGGTATTCATTCCATACATGCTTACCTATATAACAAGGCGTCCATTGAGTGGTGATCGTTTGATTACAATTACATACCACAGGAATATGGTATTTTCGAATAAACGTATCATAGTTGGAATATAATTTACATAAATAATTACAATGATCCTTTTGATTTACCAACAAAATAGGCGGTTTGAATGGATATCCTGGAGGAAATACCATTTCATGATTGGGCGATAACACAAGGGTTTGCCCTCGAATCGTTCCTCCTAACTCTTCTACCTCTCGTTGCATACGTTTTGTATTCCATGATAGAATCATCTTCTAGTTTTACGTTTTCTTTTTATGTTTTTTCGTGTAAGTGTTTTCATGTCTACCGGGTTTACGTTGCTAGCATGTATCATCAGAATAGTAGGATAGGCTTGTACATCAAATAAGGCACCCCGTTTTGCCATTCGATCTTGAAACTCCTTTTGAAAACTTTCCTCAATTTCAGCAATCGCATAGTCTGCTTTTCGTTTTGAAAACTTGTCCCATTCAGGCTGGCTGTGCTGACAAGCTGGACATCCATTTAACACAAATCTAGCTAAAATCTTTTTTTTTCTTTCTAAATGGTTTAATTTATCGAGGTCGCCTGATTCATGAATTTTAATCATATACTATATGTGGTATATTTTATTGTTTTTTGGTCTATGCCTTTATATTTACGCAACACAAGCCGTGGAAATTATGGAAGGGTTTAAGCCTCGATGCCCTAACCTCTTAATAAAAAACGGCAATGAACTATTACTAAAGAATACCAATCTAGCAACTATACCTGGTGTCAATCCAATCGTCTTTCATAATTTACAGGAATATGCAGAGTTTGTGGACTGGCAACGTTCGCAAGGAATTAAATGCCCATTGCTTTATTTAGAACAAGGATACAATACACAAAATGAGCCGACTTTCAAAATAACCCCCCCTCCGTTAAAATTACTCGATGCTTCAAGAAATGATCCTCCTTATAATAAAAACTCGTTTCCGGGAATGGACCCTCTTGGACAAAATATAGGAGATGTAACCGATTTGGATGTCTATCATGAAGTAGGGACCACTATGCCAAATAATGCGAACCCAATGGATCCGAATTGGGAAGATAAAATCCAAATATAGTGTATGGCAAGTTTTTTTAGTTCTAGAAGACCCGCAGCAGACGCAGCAGCCAGACCAGACATACCAAATCCAGTTAATGAGGCATTAACCAATCTCACTGAAGGGGTTTCTTTTAGATCAACGAGTGAGAGACTTCTTTTAGAAGAAATTACAAGAAGCCTTGCAGATATCACAGCGAGAATACTTCGTTTAGGTAACGTACCTCAACCTGTTTTACAGGCTATCGCAGGTAGGATTCAAGCCGAAACTGCTAGATTACGTAATTTAAATAATAGCGAAGTAAATATTGAACCGAATACCGTTGTACCTGGGCTTTTAAGAGATGTAAATGCTGCTTTACCTCCAACTGGTGGTTGGACCCCTAGACCTACCAAACATCGTCGCAAAAAGCGTAAAACTAGGAGAGCGACTTTTTAATTTTATCCATTTCCTCTAAAATGCGTATCCTTTCATAGTTGGCGTGATTTAATCCAGTTTCGGTTAATTCATTGGTTTCCATCAAATCTTCTATATAATCGACAATGTATTGCATCTGTAACTCATGGTGCTTATCTTGTTCCTTTAATTTTTCTTCATACGCTTCGTAATCCTTGACAATCGACGATAATAAATGATTTGTCATGGCACGTTCCCGTAAACGTTCCATGTTCATTTTCAGCATCATCCGTTGATATTCCATAAAATAACTAGGTAGATTAAATGTTTCCCTTTCCAATTTATTATGGAAATTATTTAGATAAAGTAGAACGGTCTACGTATAGTCGTTTTTTAGAACTATATGAAAAAATAAAAAAACACCATTAAATATGATTGGGGTTATTTGTATGCCATCTACAGAACATAAACCTAGACATCCAGTCAATTATATACATTGGTTAGAATCTATTGGTATGAAATGTCTTGAAATCCCTTATGATTCGAATCCAATACCTTATTTAAAAAAATGTAAAGGTGTTGTATGGATTGGAGGCGCGATCGAAAATCAAATATATAATTCTTATAGGGAAACCTATATGAATACATTAAGAATATCCTTTGAGTATGCTAAAACAAAAAAAGATTTTTTCATTTGGGGAACTTGTTTAGGATTTGAAATATTGTATGCTTTTTCTCTTGGACTTCCATTAAAACAAGTGTTAGAAAAACGAAAAGTAGATGCTGTCTTACCAATCTATTTTACTAGTCGACAAACTAGTTTAAAACGATGGTTTCCCTTGGAACTCCGAAAAAAAATGGAACTTGCCCCTTGTTTAACGCATCACCATAAATATGGTGTTTCTAAAGAAACGCCCATGATTACGACGGTTGCATCTCAAGATGGATATATTGATTTATTTGAATACAAGGATTATCCGTTTTATGGAATTGCCGGACATCCGGAACGTTCTTTTGATGCTCTTTCTGAACAAGTTTCTATTCATCTGGCATTGTTTTTATCGAAACAATCGTCTAGTTTTTGATTTTAAGGTTCTTAGTTTTCTTGATTTTCCACCAGCGGCTATAAGTTGCTTTCTCTCCATATTTTTATCCGATGGACGCTGATTCGGTTCGCTAGATGTTGTATTTTCATATGCACTCATACCAATAAATGTAAAAAATGATATTACTATTATTCCTAAAATTGAAAGTTTTGTCACTTCCAATATATCTACCATATACTAACTCACTATTTTAGGCTCGTCTAGTTTTTGATTTATATTTTCTTACTTTCTTTGTTTTTCCACCTAAACTTACAATATTTTTATAATATGGTTGTAATTCCGTTCCCTCTAAAGAGTTGTCTGTTTTAACAGGAATAGCCTTAAAATACCTTTTATAAAAAACATAGGTAACTGCGGTAACTGCACTTAACCCTATGCAAGCTAAGGGTACTACATATTTTAAAGCCATACTATTATTTATATTTTTTCCAAGATAAGGCAATTTCACTTCATATATTACTCTATTATATTCATCGGTTGGATTATGATATCTATTCATTTACGTTTTTATCGAAACAATCGTCTATTTTTTGTTTTTTTTCTTGATTTTCCAGCTCTTAAAGTAAGTCTATAATTAGATACAGAACCATTACTTAATAGAGGCGATGGATCATAGGTAGCAGTGTTTCGATATATACCCGGATCAATGTGTAGAAATACAGGTTTTTTAATATTAAGCACACCTGTATCATAAATATCCCTGTATCGGTTTCCATCCGGATCGATCGTGTTAGGTCTATTGACCGGTTTCAATGCCTCTTTAATCTCCATATATACACCGTAGGCAATAGGCAGTCCAATCAAACCACCTACTATTCCTAATAAAACAACTGATGTTGACATCGTAATAAAAATTACATCTACACTAAAAATAAATTACGTATTTCCTTAATATGGAATCGTCTTAAACTATAAGTATGCCTCACCAACAGATATGGTAATTATAGTAAACATTCTATATTCTCTTCAAATCTCAAGTCATTAGACTTTATTAACATATTAACTCAACTTTATAAAATCATCGTAAATACCGGTTGATTTGTAAGCTGGTTTTACTATAGGCTTCTTTTCTTCTTTTTTCACTTCTTTTCCAAATCCATCAATGACAACACCGGTTTGTTTTTTATATTCATCACGTACATAATCAGGTACCCAATGTCCCCACGAAATAAACAATAAATTTGGATGTGTATATTTTATTTTGAATCCATTTTCTTGTAATTCATGAATGATATAAGCGACACACGATTTTACATCATAACGTGGTATTCCTAATAAAAACTCTGGAACAACATACCAACAACATTCATGATTTATTTTCTGACGAGAAGCTGTTTTAATTTGTTTATGAGCTCTGTCTAATATCTGTTGATAGGTTTTCAACGTAGTTAAATCTTGTTCTTTTTTGTATTCATAGAGCTCATCTAAATTAAGTTTCGTAGACTGCATTGTAACTTCTAAAGAAAATTATATAAATAGTATATTGTATTTCTTTTATGCATTTAGTGATATCTTCAGCCGGACCCTATGGTTTAATACAACTAGGAATGCTTAGTGTGTTAGGTAATAAATGGGATAGTATTCGTGGTACCTCTGCAGGTTCTATTCTCGCCGTTTTATTATGTATTGGTATTCCTGTAGATGAAATTATTGAATATATTGTAAAACGACCCTTGCATAAATGGTTTAAATTAGATTGGACACAACATGGTTTTGTTTCATCTGGTTGTTTTACAGAATTAATGGCACCGTTGTTTCATGCCTATGATATACCGTTAACTATTACTATGAAAGAGTTATATGAACGGACCAACATGGATATCTATTTGTATACGACGGCAGTCACAGATCTAAAATCGGTAGAGCTACATCATAGTACTCATCCAGAGTTATTAATACTAACAGCCATTAACATGTCTTCTTCTATACCCATCATGTTCCCTCCTGTATTCTATGAAGGCGAGTATTATATCGACGGCGGATTATTAATGCATTGTCCACCTTCCACAGAAGATAGTGTAGTGATTTGTATGAAGAAACTAAATACGCCATTGGATATGAATTCTCCTTTTTCCTTTATGAAACATTTACTATTTCGTTGTATGGATAAATTAAATACGTTGCCAACCTTAGGAACGATTTATTTTTATGAAACAGATACGGTTGTAGACTCTGCATTATGGGAATCTTTTTTAACCCAGGAATCGAAACGTGTTGAAATGATAGAGATAGGTAAATCTTTTATCTTGAAACAATATGAAGACCAGAAAAGATGATGCATGTAAGAATGGGTTTTGTAAACGTCTTGCTCCAAAAAGTATGAAGCGGTTATTACCTCGACATAAAATGCCTCAATTTCATGATTTGAAAGAAATGAAAGAGTTTTCAAAACAAATTGGTATTCCTGGTAACCGAATGATTGTTCCATTATCTTTTTTACGAGTGTCTCAAGGCGAGATTCGAATTAGTAGAAGCCAGCAAATCGCCGAAAAATGGAAACGGAAAAAACTTGATTCACCCTTATTAGTTTCTTTAGAAGAAGACGGAAAACATGCTATTGTCGACGGGCATCATCGATTGATGGCAGCTTTGATATTACAACAAGAAGGTTATTTTGATGTAGATGAACCAATGAACGTTTATTGTATTCCTGCACCCGTTTCGTTTTTACTTCAAAAAGCCTTAGAACAAGGGAAGAATAAAATACCTCAATACTTTTAAAATTGAAATCGTTTCGTTGTAAGAATACGTAAAATGGATATGATTTCGCTTCCAACTGGAAAAGGACAGGATTACGCCGTATTCGGGAGAGTACGTGATTCCGATTATATTGCAGTGTTTGACGGTCATGGGTTCGATACATGTATTGATTATGTAAAGACATTGAACATGGACGAAGTAATGGGAACCGAAAATCCCGCACGTACTTTATGGGATCTTGTTGAAAAAGGTGGTAACTTTTACGAAAGCGGTACAACACTTACTATGGCTCGAATTACGGGAACTATGGCTGAACTGTGGAACATTGGCGATTCTCAAACACACGTGTTCCTAAACGGAGAACACGTGTATACAACTGATATTCATACATTTCTCAATCCGGCAGAAGTAGAACGTACGAGACCGCTCGTTCATTTTATCCACTCTAGTAAAGCACCATTCCCCGTATCGGATACTCGTGTAGAAAATGTCGAATCGCCTATCGGATATTTCAAAATGGGCGAATCAATTGTACCTTCTCAAAGTTTGGGACATAACGGAATGACGGATTTTGCGCCATCTTATAAACAAATCCAATTCGCTTCCACCGATAAAGTGCGCGTGGTTTGCGGAAGTGACGGACTCTTTGATATGCTTGTCGATGTAAGCACTGGATCAGCAAAAGAACTGGCGGAAGAAGCAGAGCGACGGTGGCGTCAAGAATGGGAGTTCTTTGACGGAAAGAGAGCCTATAAAACCAACTATGGTGGTAGTATAGATGATGTATCCTGTGCGATTTGGGAAAATTAAATATAGTCACATGGTTTTAATGTACCATTTACAAGACGAAAAGGTTTACCGCAACCATATATTTTATTTTTTAGTTCCTCGCATTCTTTTTTTGGTAAGTGTGGTGGTATTTGTTGAAATGTGTCTTTATAAATACCACAGCGGAAAATAGAACAGTTTATTTCAATGACTTCAATCCCTATTTTACAATGAGGACATTCCATACTTTACTATACTAAAATACGCTGATACAGTGCTAATGCGGCTAACCCGCCCAATACCTGTGCCATAATATAAGGGAACAAGGTATCCATACGTTGTTTCTTGGCAGCGACCATCATAATAGTAACGGCTGGGTTAAAATTACCCCCCGAGATCTTTCCTCCTAAAAAAATACAAAGAGCTAATGCCGCGCCAATGGCTAAAAAATTACCCGTTGCTAAGATAACATACAAAAAAACAAATGTTCCGATAAACTCCACTACAACCGCTTTCATATACTATTACTTAGAAAAAAGTGTATTCTTCACTTCCTCCAAGTGTTTCGTTAAATTACCAGATTCGTCAATAGACTGGCTCAATTTATTACCTGTTTCCATCGCCTTTTTTTTATTCTCTTCCATTGCTTTTTGCTTTGTTTCCTTAATTCGCTTCTCAAAATAATCCTTGGCACTTGCCTCATTCTCTTGCTTCTTCTCCATTAATTGATTCAGCTCCGACTCTAAATGGTCTACCTTTCCGGTACGATAAGCATCTGGATCCCACGGCATCCATATTCCTACTGGTCCAACAAATACATCATGATAAGGATCATGCTCTCGCAATGATTTCGCTCGCATTTCCGCCTCTTCTTGTGAAGGATATGTTCCACGAATCTTTAACCCACGCGTATTGGTGCGAAACTCATTTTGTTTATTAAACTCCAACTCCATGGAATCGTTATACTTATCTAGAAATGTTTTATAGTCATCCAAAACGGACTTTTTAGACAATTTATCGGTTTCCTCTTTACAGAACTCTGAAAAGTCTTGCATCAACTGATCTGCTGGTAAATTGTATTTATAAGAAAGGAATCCGGTAAACTCGGAATACTTTTGCATCGATTTTACAAAATCCCAATTCTTTACGAATTGATCGAAAAAGAAGATTTCCTTCTTCTTAAGGATATTTTCTGGGGAAATAAAAGAAACACATACAAACTTTTGCTGTGCGATAGGCTTATCCTCATCTAATAAATCGGGCATAGTCTACTTTCTGTTGTTTGTTTAAGTTTTTTCTTTATAATAGTATGGATTTAGGAAAATCTTTGTAGAAGTTTGTTCAATTCCTAGTTCTGCTATTGTTTATTATGGTGGGAGCACTTTTTATCTAAAATATTTTCTTTAGAGATACTATGTTTGATTTAGGAGAATTACTCAAGAGAGCTATCAAATACTTAGTGGAAGGGTTAATGGTCGCTATTGCCGCTTATGCTATTCCCAAGGGCAAGGGACTTAGTTTAGAAGAAGTTGGGCTTATTGCATTGACTGCTGCTGCCACCTTTTCCATTTTAGATACCTATATTCCTAGCATGTCGATGACTGCTCGTACTGGAGCCGGGTTCGGTATTGGTGCTAACCTTGTCGGATTCCCCCGCTAAAATGTTTGTATAAAATATGATTTCCAAACTAAATCAACATCAAGATAAGCCTAAATATTTCGGGGTAGTCGCAGAGGTTGATCGAGAAGCAACGAAAGTTAATAATGCAGCCAAACTTTATTATATGGGAGGGCGTCGAGAATTAGAAAGAGGTGTAAAAAAGCCGTTCGGTCGTAAGACCGTAAAACGTAGGAAAAATAAACGTAGCAAACGTCGTTAGTATAATGACATTGTGATGTCAATTTTCGCAAAACTAAAATATAGAAATAAACTATGACAAGGCGCGTAAATCGAATCTCTATCCCGATCGATTTTGATTCAACCGATGCTGGATATGCATCATTACAATCTTTATTTCCTTTTTTATTGAAACAAATCCAAAAGGAAATAATTTACTTCAAACCTATCAACCGTTTACTACACATAAAACTAGGCTTTGTTTACAGGCGAAACGCGTTACGTCTTGTCCGGTACATCTTATGTGGAACGAGATTCAATGTAAATCATATTCGGATTGGTTAAAAGTTAGTCCATGTTATGTTTATAATGATAACAAAAAAATGTTTATCAAATATAAAAGTAATCCTTATGTAGGAGGGTTTGGCATTTATTTAATGATGATGATGGTAGGAGAAATAACACTGGAAAAACATAAAGAGTTTGTGAAACTACTTCAAACCTTTCAAAAAGTGATCATTCATAATGAAGAGGTGGATTGGTTTCATCTCAAAGAATATGTTTAGGGTTTAAATAAATAATACTAAGAAAAGATATGAAAATTGGAATCATTGGAAATGGGTTTGTAGGAAAAGCAACCTATCAATTAAAATGTAAAGACATTGACGTTGTCGCCTTTGATATTCAACCACATTTATGCGACCCAATAGGTGTAACGATACATGATCTCATGACGTGTGAAGTCATTTTTATTAGTGTCCCTACCCCAATGTATACCGATGGGTCTTGTTTTACAGGAATTATTGAACGCGTCTTGTTAGATTTGCAAAGGTATACGGGATTCATTGTGTTGCGTTCTACTGTCCCAGTTGGTACCAGTGATCGATTGAATTGTTATTTTATGCCCGAGTTTTTAACTGAAAAAAACTATATCCAAGACTTTATTCAGAACAAGGATTGGATTTTTGGTGGTCAAAACGACGCCTTTCAACAAACCATGACGTCCTTATTCCGACTTGCCAAGAAAAATGGATGTATTGAACATGATACCTTACATTTTATGACTAATAAGGAAGCGGAAATGGTAAAGATGTTTCGTAATTGTTTCTTAGCTACGAAAGTGTCATTCTGTAACGAAATCTACGAATATTGTCAAAAAAAGGGAATAGATTATTCCAATGTAGTAGGCATTGCCGCCAAAGATGAGCGTATTATGCCAAGTCATACGATGGTCCTTGGTCATGACAGAAAAAGGGGTTTCGGAGGTACTTGTTTTCCAAAAGACATGTCTAGTTTAAAGTATGAAATGAGTCAAGTGATGAACTCGCATATACTATCGGCTGCAATGGAACGTAACAATACGGTAGATCGTGTAGAACAAGATTGGTTACTCGATAAGGGACGAGCAAGTATTTAAACTACATGTTCAATCAACAGGCGAGTTTGCCGTCTCGGAAAGAGGATCACCATACCATGTGGAACATCGGTATATCGCATATACATTCTACATTGTTCAATCGTATCCATCAATGTAGATTCTGGATTCGGTACGGCTTTCAATTCAATGACTAGTTCATAATTTACGATAATATCGGCACGAATGAATCCAACTTGACGGTTACGAAACGTAACGGGAATCACACGTTCTGTTTCAAAGGGGAGGTTGGCATCTTGCAGAGCAATCAGAAACGCTGCTTGGTAAACGGATTCCGAGTGTCCATATCCGAGGACATTGAAGATATCGTTTGCCATGTCTTTGATTTGATCGTGTAGAGCCATATTGTGGTTTAGAATAAAAAAAAAGAAATCAATTTTTTATATTCTTTATTATATGGAACCATGGCATACAGAAATTATAGTATGTTATAAGCGTGGACAAAATGTTAGTCAGTATAAAATAGAGGTTATGATTGCTAAGGTTGGTAATACGAGGAGATTAATATCTCCGTTGAGATTTTATTATAAAAGTCTATATGATAACTTAGAACAAAAAGAGTATTATAGGGATAAAAAAATTGCACCTGCAGATCATATTATTGAGTGGACATGGGGTAATAATGCATGGTTTATAGATTTAGCAGATAATGGAACTGATCCTATTATACAGGAAACAAAATCTAGGTTAAGACCTCATGAAAAAATGGATCTTTCGGTGCCAGGGTATTATAGGTATATTCATAGACAATTTGCTGGGTATAATGATGATAAACCAGTTTATCCAGGGATACCTATCGAACAACAGAAATGCCCAGGTTATACAGATAAACAAGAGGTAAACATTCAGGGTAAATTAGCAGTTATAGATCTTGACCCACCAAAAGTACGAAGCACGTTTGACTATACAGATGTAATACAACAAGCGCAAGCGAATATGAGAGAGCGTATGGGTCATCCATCAAGTTCTGACATAAAACCATTTCCTAGTGGTCCTTTAGGAAAAAAAAATCCAACGCCAGATTGGATGCAATCTTCTATTAAAGATTGGAAACCATCGGCTGTAGAACTGAAATGGTCTCAGGAAAGTAAAGAGCCAAGAAGACTAACTTCGGAAGATGCGGGTCGTGAAGTATCTCCCATTAGGTCTCCTATTAGGAATGAAGCGAGTACCTATCGAGCACCATTTCCATTTGTAAATAAACAGGAGGAAGATGAAGAAGCAAGCAAAATGCATTTTAGTCCTCCTTCTCCCTTTTTTAGACCTCTTGATACGCCCGGCGGTGGTAAAAAAACACGATCAAAAAGGCGTACTGTAAGAAAACGAAAAGGTAAAACTAGGCGTTTTAAATAGATCAATCCTTTTTTATAGATAGCACGGAAACATAATGTTTTATTTTATCCTTTAGTTTTTTTATTTCTTTTTTTAATGCATCGTTTTCTTTTTTTAACGATTCATTTTCCTTTTTCATTTCTTCCATTTTTTTAAGAATAGAAAAGTCTCTATCTTAAAAAATTGATTCTTCTTTTTTGTACGATAGTAAAATGTCTCATCCCCAAGATTTTGAATCTTTATGGCGCGCGTCTGCATGTGAAGCGGTTCCCCATACAGATTTGTTTCCGGAAGCATTGTTAGTATTACCTGAAATTACTGATAATTCAATTGCTGCAAATGCAACCCACATAGCAATCAACATACAGATTCACGATGGTAAAGGCACGTTTCAATGTATTGATAATGGAACAGGGGTAAGATATGTCCAGCGCTTCCTTTCCTGGGCTTCTCCTACCTCGAACAATATCAGTAACCGATATGGTCACGGTAAAAACAAGTTTCTAACCAAGTGGTGTCGCGAATATAAAGAAGCCATATGGGCTTACTCATGGAGAACATGCGACTCGAAAGGTCGATCTGCATGTCTCAACACAATAAGGGCACCCCATGTTGGTCGAGATACACCAATCGATGAAAATGATACAGATGACGTTTCTCTCATGCCCTCTGGTACAAAGGTGTATGTTGAGTTTGATCGGTCTATTTTACAAGGAAATGTATTTGAATCAATCAAAGAATTATTGAGAACACGTTATTCCAAACAGCATTTTGATCGAATCGAGTTTACGTTAACTGTGAATACTAAAACAGAATCATCCAAAAGTTGGTTAACATTCCATCAAATGCTTGACTATGAAGTAAGGGATCGTAATGCGCATCTCGTGTATGATATCAATGAAGAGGTAGAAGGGGGGCGCATGGAATATAAATTATATGCGATTACAAAAGATGGAAGGGCAATTTATCCGTTGAAAGAACATTTTCCTATCATGGGTCAGAGAAACATGAAGTGCTCACGTATTCATGTTTCCTTGGATGGCAGAATGATTGAAGCAATTCCGATCTATCGTATACTTGGGCGTGAAAGCAACCATAATGACTTTAACGGTCAATGCGGTATTGTGAACTTTATTCCCTTGAAAGGGTTTGACCATTTTCCAACACCATGTACTACAAAAGTAAGCTTTTATGAAAATTGTCCAAAGTTTATTCAAATGATGGAACGTCTAAAAGCGATTCATACAACAAACCCTTTACAAAAACAAGCGGAAGAGAAAGCCGTAGCAAGTGAAAGGGTTGAGAAACCTCCGGCACAACCATTACAAGTAACGCCACCAGTAACACATATTGTGTTTAGTAAAACAGACTATAATATTATGATTCATGATAAGAGAACAAAAAATTATTATTCGATCGCTTACAAAGGAAGATTTCATAAACATTTAGAATCGTTACGGGAAACCCATGCAAAAATTGGAGATGATCATTTTATAGAATATGTTATGGAATTAGTGAAGTTAAATCGGTTTGTGTCTTAAGTATCGTTTATCCTAATTTATACACGAGTGCGTCAATGTCTTTTTGTTAAAAAGATATTATTTTTCGTTTTCCCAATATGTATTTTGAATATTGAAGGATCAGTGGATCGAAAGTTAGTTGGAATGGAAAAAATGGATTTCAAAATTGTGGGACTATCAGGTTATTTGGAATAGGTATAAATTATGGGTTAACTTCTTTCTTCTTTCTCCTATTATCAGCAATTTCTTTGGCTCTCATTTTACGATATTCTTCTTCACCCATTTTGTTTTTTTTATTTTCTCTGGATTTTTGCTTACGTAACCTTATTTCTTCCGCGTTTTGTTCTTTTGTTTTCTTTACTCTAACTACCGGTATAATTTCTACTTCCACTGGCTCATGTTCATGGATACGCTTACATTTTTCCAGAAATAGATCATAGGAATAATTACGCTTCATATAATTACAATTTCCGCAACAAGACCGAACATTATCATGTGTATATCCTTTCGTATTATCAACCCGGTCTAAGCCATTACAATGGGCGTCCGTATTTTGTTTCCCGCATAAATAACAGTCTTTCACGACTTCCTGTTTAAATGATTCTTGAGTAAGTGAGAACGCTAGTTTCTTTTTTTCTGCCCGGTTTTTGTAGTCATTATAGGAACAACCCTTCCTATTTTTTGTTTCGAATCGTCTTCCTTCTAGTATGCCTTGATGTGTTAATATATGTTCAACATGGTGAATAAACGTATTTGGCGATTCCTCGCCTTTCATAAAATTACACATTTCACAACAAGGAACTGAGTTTTCTTTCGTATATCCTTTTGTGCAATCCAACCGATCGATACCGTTGAATCCCTTTTCTTGAATGATTCCGCAATAATAACATGTAGTTTTAACCATATCATGAAATACATCATCTAATTCAAATACAAGTCCCTTTTTACGAGCAGATTCTTTATATACAGTAAGATGGACATCTATACTATCTACACGCTTTTTATTCATTTTTTTTACCTTTTCAGGATTTGCATCACGCCAACTTTTCGCATTTTCTGCTTGTTTTTTTAAATAAGCTTCTTGATCTTGTTCGATTTGTCTAGCCTTGTAATTTAAATCTGCTAAGGCTACTTTTTCGTGATTATTTTCTATCCATTGATGTTTTACTTCTCGACGTTCAGGTTTTTTTTCATTTTTACGCGCAAGTTCATTAACATGTTCTTTATTCCTTTTTTCATCTTGTTTTTTACAATATTCACGACAATATTGACACATTCTAGTTTCATCATTATGTAATCCTTTGTATTGTTCTAATGGAAACATTTTACAACAATTCGAGCATTGTTTTTCGGTTTCTGTTTTGACAAGATTACTCCGAATTGCATGATCTTCTTCACGGTATTTAGCTAGGCATGTGGAACATGCCGATGTTCCATCCTTTTGAAGTTGAGAACGGCAGCCACGCTTTACATTTTTACAACATTTTAGTCCAAGTTCTTCCGTTTCATCTGTAAATAGATCTAGCTGATGTTTTCCGCAATACTTGTTTTCTGTGCTTTTTTTATATTTACATTTTTCATGAGCACATAATATAATCTCCTTTTTCGGTTTCGTACGATTTCGACATCCATCGCACATGGAATATTCGCCAGTAAATTTCATTTTCCTACATCCTGTGCAAAACTTACATTGCTCGATCATTTCGGGACTGTAATCTTTCATGTAATCATGCGTTTTACAAAAGGGTCCTTTCTTTTTACACGGGGTTCCGTCTGCGGTCTTTGCTACACACAACATATGTACCATTCTATATTTCTATTTAAATCAATTTTTAATATAATGTGCGATTGGACAACGTCGCTTACATAATGACAGGTATGGGTGGTTCGGCATACAGTTGAACGCTACAATGTATTTCGAAACATGTTTGGTATGGGTGGATCTATCTCAGTCACAAAAGTGTTCTAACATTAAGTATTTTTAGACGATACGCGGTAATCATTATTTTGCTTTGCATTTGTTGAAATAAAATCATGAAGGATGATTTTATTTGTTGGTCACACTTAAATACCTTGGCATATTGTTGGTCACAACCTTCCCGTGCATTAATTGCTGTATGCCAGCCCCCCCATGCCGCTCATGATGCGGAGGACATTGTAATTGGTGGCATACACGCGGACCTTAGCGGTCGAGGTACCCTGAACAGTGGCGTTCGAGAGAATGAGCTGAAGGGTGGCATTGTCGATACGGGAAAAGTTGCAGGTGCCGGAAGGCTGGTGCTCCTCGGGGCGGAGAGCAAAGGAGTAGACGTTGATACCGGTGTCGGGGTTACGGGTGTGGCACTGGAAGGGCTGGACAAGGTCAAAGTAGGTGCCCTCGCGCTCCGAGAAACGATCTTGACCGTTAAGCTGGAGCTTGGCGGTAACTACGGGGTTCTCGCCCCAACAATGGAGAGGAAGAGCGGTCTCCGAGAGGACAAAGGTACCGGCGTCCGAGACAAGCGACTCGGCTTGGGTACCGGTGCCGCCGGCAGTGCCGCCAGTTGCCCAGGTGTAAGCACCGGGCGAACCAGCACCAGCAACACCGGAGGTGGGGTTTACGCCGGAACCGCCCTTGGTTGCCTCATTGTATCCCCACCAAGCATTGCTTGCCTCAAGAGGCATACCGCCATCGACCGCACCAGCTAACTGGAATAAACCATTAGCATCAATGAAATCAAAGTTATTGGTGCCGCTTACACCGGAAGGACCAGCAATCGAGTTAGGACCGCCAAAGGCATGGATCGCATTAGGAAGAGCATCAATCGCATCAGTGTAGTTGAAGGGCTGGGCACCAAGAATGTTGTAAAGGGTGCTGGAGCCATCAAGCGAGGCGCAGTAATCGACGTTAGCGTCAGGCTGGACAACCCACACGAGCTCCTTGACAGGGTGGTTGAAGTTCAACTTGATCTTGTTGGACGACGAACCAACCGACTCATCGCCGGTGAACTGGAGCTGCTCAATGAGGTACTCGTGGGGGTTCTGTGCCATACGGCGGCGCTCATCGGTATCAAGGAAAACGTAGTCCACGAAAAGGGAGGCAGCAACGAGCGACTGGTTGTAACAGTTGATGCTCTTGACGCTACCGCCATTTGTGTTAGAGGGATGGAGGGTGGAGACAGCCCAGAGGCACTCATCGATAGGACGAAGATCGATGTTGATACGAACCTCGTGGTACTGAAGAGCAATAAGAGGAAGAGCAAGTCCAGGATTGCGGCAATACCAGAACTGGAGGGGGACATAGAGGGTGGTCTCAGGGAGAGCGTTACGAGGAGCACAAATCTGGCGGGGAGCATCAGACTGGCAAGGACCGTCAACGTCCGAGAACGAAGGGTCACATAAGTAGGTAAGCTGGGTAGTATTACCAACCATCTGGTAGTAACCGCGCTGTTGCTCAGAGGTCATGGTGAGCTGATTCCAGATGTGCATCCAATCACCGTAGTGGCGATCAATGCGCTGACCACCAATCTCCACCTCTACCTGAGCAATGAGCTGCTCACCGGGGAAATCTAACCAGCGGGCATAAACACCCTCATCGTTAGGCTGCTTAAGATCCTGACCAATTTGGGGAAGAGTGACCTGGAGAATGGTGGTGTAGGCAAGATCTCCGTTACGGGAGATGGTACAGGTCACACGGCGACCAAAGTCGGCTTGCCCATTGAAAGTTTGCTCAATGGACTCGATCGCAAAGTTAGTGTAACGCCTGTAAGTGACTTTCCAGTAAGTAATCTGAGGGTTACCAGTAAGATAAACATCTTGAGCACCGTATGCGACGAGTTGCATTAAACCTCCACCCATGATATACTATTGCTAAAGAAAATAATTTTAAGAATATTTTTTTAAAAAAGAGTGTAAAAACGACGAATGAAAATATTCCTTAATATTATAGTGTCGTTTTTTAAAAACATATATATTTTTGCGTTTGGATACAGTCCATCCATCTTCAATGGCTTGTAAGATAAACTTTTGCTTATTCATATCCTAAAGAAAGAAACAATGTACGTATTTTTAATTTAAATATTCTTTTTCTATATTTTTTATGTCCTTTAAAATAAAATCATCTAAAAAAATGGAAGATGCTGTCATACAAATGGTAGATTCAAAACATAATGCTTATGTACAGAGGTTTCAAGAAGAAAAAAAATTAATCTATCAATGGAAACAAGAATCAAAAGAATCGGATCCACAAAAACAAGCAAAGATAAGAAAAAAAATAAAAGAAGTAGAAAAGAAACAAATGCAATATTATTTAGATAATGGAAATCATTTGTTTTCTTATTTTGAAGAAAAAAAAGGAATCTCCGAGAAAAAATGTAATGTAAAATTATTGAATGCTTTTTTCAAAGTAGACAAAGAACCAAATACCCAAAAAATGACCAATCATGCGATACAATATTTAAAAAACATTGATGATTCCTATTTTCCTTCGGAAGATTATATTTACAATACATCGATTTGTTCGAAATGTAGAAAGGGTGAATTGATACCAGTAGATTATGATGGTATTGTGGTTTGTAACAATGATACCTGTGCTTGCCAATTTCAATATTTCATTGAAAATGAAAAACCCTCTTACAAAGAACCTCCCAAGGAAATATGTTTTTATGCTTATAAACGCATCAATCATTTTCGTGAAATATTAGCACAATTTCAAGCAAAAGAGTCCACACAAATTCCAAATGATATTTTTGATAACATTCAATCCCAAATCAAAAAGGAACGGATCGATGTTTCTGAAATTACGAATGAAAAAACAAAAGAGATTTTGAAAAAGTTTGGATACAATAAATATTATGAACATATTACATTTATCAAAGATAAGCTGGGGATACCTCCTCCTGTTATGAGTCCAGAATTAGAAGAAAAATTGTGTTCCTTGTTTATCGAACTACAACGTCCTTATGCCAAATGTTGTCCCGATGATCGGGTCAACTTTTTAAACTATTATTATACTATTTATAAATTATGTGAATTGTTGGATGAAGATTCCTTTTTACCTTTTTTTCCCATGTTGAAAGACCGTGAGAAACGTATGGAACAAGATACGATTTGGAAGAAAATATGTGAAGAATTAAACTGGCAATTCATTACTACGATATAATTCTTCCAGGGTACTCCATAAAAAAGGGATTTTGATTGTCCGGATCATCTACTAAAGATACACTATATCCACCGTAACCAAAACCACCATGACCGTTATATTGACCGTATCCATTATACCCTCTTCCTATACCGCGCCCAAATCCTTCTATTGCAGGTTTACTTATTAGTACAATCAAAAACAAAAACAACAAACACCACATAGTAGTTACATATATTTTTTATCTTTACATCTTCTATAAACGGTGGTAGTTGTTGTGGTAAAAGTAGTGGTAGTTGTTGTAGAATAAGGTAGATGTTTAGGGGAAGCAGATTCCCGCGGTGTTTTATTTTTAGGTTTTCGTTCTTTAGGTGGCGAAGGTGTACGTACTTTTGGTAAAAAAAGACGAGGAATGGTTGGTAAAGTTTTTGGTTCTTTTGGTGAAGGGGGGTTTACAGACGGAGGCGAAGGAGGTCTTGGAGGTGTGAGCGGTCTTACTTTTGATGCAGAACGAGGGACAGGTGAAGGAGGTCTTATTCTTGACATAGATGATCGCGGAGTTGTCGGTAAAATCGGATTTGAAGATCGCGGTGTGGTTAAAGGTGGTTTTAAAGATCGGGGCGTTGTTGGTAAAAGTGGATTTAAAGATCGTGGAGTTGTTGGTAAAGGTGGAGTTGGTAAAGAACGGGGTGTTTTTGGTAAAGGTTCTCTTAAAGAAGAACGTGGCGGCGTTGGATGCCGGTCTGTTTTTGTATGTGATGGTCGTACCGGCGTTGGCAAAAATATTTTTTCTGTAGATAAAGAGGGTGGAGGGTCGTTTGTAAAAGAAGGTAGATCTTTTATAACAGGGGGCTCTCCTTGCGGTGTAGATGGTCTGAACTTATGCATAATAATTATACTATTTATTTTCTAATACTTTTTACTGTTTGATTATGTAGTTTCATAAATCGTTTTGTTTTGTGTTTCGTACGTTCCCATACCTTTTTTCTTAAATAACATACGACAGACATTCGTTCCGCATCTTTTTCAAACTTCATAGGTAAGTTTCCGTGCCATTCATGAACATTCATAAACAATATATCTCCTTCACGCACGTCTACCCCAATTCCATATTGTGGTAAACAAGTTTCACCTCCTGTATATTTTCCGCGTTCTACTACAGCAAGATTACCAAATCCTTCTTCGTCATCGCCTTTATCAGTATGAATCGTTGTTTGAAAATTAATATTGGTGGTAATGGTAGTAAACGCTGTATCCGCTATCTTGAAATGTGTTTCTCTTGCTTTTTTTACCTGTTTTTCATAGTAATTGGGTAAATACTTTTTATAAAGATCATCGATTTGTTTGATAAAAGGTATCATCTTTTTAAACTTTTCGGGGTGATATGAGGTAAACATAGTTTCGCGTACTTCAATCGGTATTGTAATACCTTTTCGATTAAATGCGATTTTTTGAGTTGGTGACCATTTATCAAAATATCCACTAATTAACGTTTTAATTTTTGGATTTTCTCCAATCACGCTGTGTTTACTGCCGGAAGTAGTCCCACGATTTGTACTAGGATTCTTTTTCGTAAAGTCGGCAATATGTTCATAAAAATCTTGGGATCCAGTTAACTTTTTTTTACGAAAAAACAATAAGAGCTTACCATCTTCATTATAGACCTCTGCGTCTTTTCTTAGTATAGTATGGATATGGTCTCGTTTAACAAATGTATTTTTTAATACTTCCATTTGCTCATCCGTGAATTGTTTTTTTACTTTCATACTATATACACAATAAAATTAGCGACGACGCGATCGTCGTTTTTTTCTATATTTTTTAGTTTTACCACCGCTTATACATAATGTTTTCAAAACATCTATTATTATTCCAATTCTTGAAGTCATATTAGATGGGTGTCCTAGTTCAGGGATTAACTTAAAGCCCATATCAGTAAAATATTTAAGTTCATCAGGTACCTGTCTATCAGTAATGTCAGGCGAACTAATTTTAATTTCATCATTCTCATCAAATATTCGTTCTTGTAATAATTCATCTAACAAATAATATAAAGCGCAATGCATATTTGCTCTTCTATCTATTGCTTCGAATAAAATAAAATAAATACCTCCGGTATCAAATAGTTCTAAAAATATACGGACATGCTCGTTGCGTAATTTGATAAGGGTAAAATGTTGACCACCTCTGGTAATTATTAAATTTCTTAATAACTCATCTCTACTAATTGACATAATATAACTTAGGTATTTTTCCTTAAAAAAGGTATGGAAACAGAAGTCTTTCGCCTTACGCCAGAAAAAGGAAACTGTTATGAATATGCGGAATGTACACGAAAGGAAGGAGCCTACCCAAATGAGCGTTATTATACAACGAATGAATTAATCTATGTCGGAAAGTTTATTCGTCATGAATCAACTGGGTACCGTGATAATGCTAACCATTGGGATGTTTTTGAGAATGGTACTGTTACTTATTCTTATAGTGGAAATACTTGTTTCCGAGTGGGGTCGCGTCCCCACACGACGCCTGATAAAGACAATCAACCCGATCACATAACGATTAATGTCAATGAGTAATTATTTTTTAGGTTTTACCACATATTGACTACAAGGTCCACAATGATCTTCATTCGATAAATCTATTTTAAGGTTTCGTTGTTTATCACATTGTTCTGTACGCCATCTACCAACTGGTTTAGGTAGTTCTTTAGGTAGAAATGTTTTTAAAATAGTAATTATTCTTCTCATACTACATGTATCGGTTTTCTATTTAAGTTACTTTGTATTCCCTTGGTTCCGCTTCGGGAAGCGGATAAGATCCGTTGAGCCCCTCAAAATTGAAACGACACTACGTAACGATACGTATAACGTAACCATGGGTGCAGAGCAAAGCAAAGTAAACGGAATGTACCTTCCCCCGCAGAGTGGGAAAACCCGTAAGATGAACTCCGAAATCATTCGGGAAAAACTGGCAGAAGATATTTACAACGATGGCGTTGTTGTAAACTTTATTATTTCAAGCAATAACCTTGTTCTGGTCGAACAAACAAAACAACGTGTAGAGACTGAACTTCAAGCAGAAGAATCGATTCAGTCAGATGTCTATACGTGGCGATCTGGAAAAAAGGAAGCAGGTAAACCCGTAAAAACCCCATCCCCTAAAGAGCTGTTTTATGATATTCTCGAGGGTGGTTGTGACACGGTTGTCATGTGTGCGAATGCCATTCGCCTAAAACAACTGTTCGAGACCATCGATCTATTACAAAAAAGTGCTCATTTTGATAAAAAAATAAATGTGTGGATCGATGAAGCCGATGCAAGTATTCGTTTATGGAAAAAATACGAACATCTTGTTGAGTTTCCCAAAGTGAACCGCATTACTTTTGTGAGTGCCACGTTCGATGAGATTTTCAAACGGTACGGGAAACTGTACGTTCTCGGGTACGAACATACGCATCCGGAATGTTACCGTTGCTTGAGCCATTGTATCCAAGAAGAGGTCAATTTGGTTACTACTCCATTGGAGTACGTTCAACATATCGTCACGACCTATGCTCTGGCGAAACCCGGTGTTCGGGCATTTATACCCGGGGATAGTACTCAACTTAGCCACGACTTGATCGCCAAGTATTTAGTAGAGCAAGGATTTGTCGTAGTGATCATCAATGGCGCACGAAAAGAAATCGTAGTGCCGGGAGAACCCGCGATTGATCTGCGTCCCTACATTTCCTCTTTGGATGAACTTAACCTTACCCTCGCAAAACTATACCATGAAAATCATTGGGACCAACGCCCATTCGCGGTAACGGGACGGAATTGTGTTGAACGGGGCGTTACGTTTCAATGTACCGTACCGCTTCCCATGATGACTGACATACACCAAGGATTCCTCTTTACGGATGGAATCATTCCACCTATCACCGATGCGTCTACCGCTTACCAAATTATGGCGAGACTCTTCGGCAATATTGGCAATGACCCAACTTATACACCTTCCACCATTTACACCACAAAATCCATGTTTAAAAAAGTAGAAAAACAAGAGTCTTGTGCGATTCATCTAGCAAAAATTGCACGAGAGAGAGCAGAAGGGGAGCGCGGAGCGGAAGTTGGTGCGGCAGAAGTGAAAATGGCAAAGAATATTACCAGGAACGCATCGAAGCAGCATGCCCTCTTTGCTACACAGGAAGAGGCGATTATCTTTATCAAAACAATGTTCGATTGTCGCGTGAACAAACGTAGCGGTGATGCTCCGAAGGAATTACAAGTTAATGGTGAAAAACCTACGGTACAATATCTCATCGAACGTTGGTGGGGACTTAACAAAGACTTTAAATATCGAATGGTGCCTGCGGTAGAAGGATGGCTGGTCTACTGGAACGAATAAGAACGGGGCAAATTGGACGACGATAAGGTAAACACTTTTTTAACAGTTTTGTACCTCCCTGATCCATTAAGATTACTAGTTAAAAGGGATATAAGAGTATGTATATTGCGATTCCGACATATAAACGACATGATATTTTAGAATGTAAAACGTTGAGTACCTTAGCGAAAGGAGGGATACACCCTTCTCAGATTTATATTTTTGTAGAGAATGAAACCATGCCATAAAATTGATTTAAAATAATGAGTCATTATTTTAATGTGCATTCATCCAGGATGCAAAACATGTCCTGTGTTTAACAAAGAAGGATAAAAAAAAGATTGTATTGTTCGGTACATAAGTTAGATGGCATGGTTAATATAGTAAAGAAGAATTGTATTCATACGGGATGTAATAAACTACCTTCTTATAACAAAAAAGGAGAAAAAACTAGATTATATTGTTCAAAACATAAATTAGTTGATATGATAAATATAGGAAGTAAAATGTGCATTTATTTAGGGTGCAAAACATATCCATTATTTAATAAAGACGGTGAAAAAAAACCATTGTATTGTTTAGAACACAAATTAGATGGCATGGTTGATGTAATAAATAAGAAATCTATTCACCCAGGTTGTAAAACACGCCCAAATTTTAATACCGAAGGTGAAAAATCAAGATTATATTGTTTCGAACACAAATTAGATGGAATGGTTGATGTAATAAATAAGAAATGTATTCAAACATGATGTAAAAAGCGTCCAATTTTTAATAAAGAAGGGG